ATTACCGAGATGAACTACCTCGGGCACTCTGGCGACCAAGAAGACGACACCTACCTGACCAACTACAAGTTCAGTAGCTGGCAAGTGATTGGAGTAGACCTGTGAGCGACAGCGACATCCCGCAGACCCCCGGCGAGGCCGAGGTGCTCGCCGACGAGCAGGCCGCCCCCGCCGAGCTGGCCGAACAGGAGCCCGCGCCGGAGGAAGACAAGACCGAGTACATCGAGTTCGTCGGGCAGCCGCCCTACGGTACCGAGTTCTACAAGGGCGAGCTCGGTACACACACCGTGTTCGCTCACGACTTCAAGAAGTACCACGACCTCGAGCTGGGCAAGAAGGAGGTCGTGTGGCGCAAGGGGAGCAACGGCCGGATGCTGGTGCCGGTCTCGGACATCACTCCGGAGGCCGCCGAGTACCTGGCGAGCGACCCCATGTTCAAGCGGGTCACGCTGTAGAACTGCGGTGCCCAGAGGGCATCAAGTTCGGTGAGTTAATCGGCAGCGAGATCGAGGTGAAGTGTCGTAGCTCTCGCTGCGGTGCGAAGCCAGGGGTGGTGGTTCTCCACCGCTTCGACAGCATTACAGGAGAGGTCCTCGGCACCACCCGGTACCGGACCCTAGCAGTTGAAGGGAGTGACAATGGCAATCAACAACATCCGCCTCCCCTATGGCCTCCGGGACATCAAGGTGGCCACGCTTGACGGAAGCGGCGTCAAGGGGTCGTTGGTCGACCTGCCGAACGCGCAGACGCTCGAATTCCAGGAGGAGACCGAGACGCAGACCCTGCGCGGTGACGACACCGACGTCGCCAAGCGGGTCACGGTCAGCGGTGTCAGCTGGACCCTCGAAGCTGGCGGCATCCAGTTCCAGGCGATGGTGGTCATCGCCGGTGGCACCTACGCCACCACCGGCACCACCCCGAACGTCAAGAACACCTGGATCCGGATGGGTACGGACTCGTATCCGGACTTCTACCTGTCCGGGCTGGCCATGAGCGAGTCCGGGGGTAGCAACGCGACCATCATCCACCGTGCCAAGGCCGAGCAGATTTCCGGAAGCCACACCGACGGAGAGTTCTGGGTCTCCCATGCGGAAGGCACCGGCCTCGCGACGCTCACGGCGGCGGACGTCGGCAAGGTCTGGACCATGCAGGCGGACGAGACGGCGCTCAGCAGCGCGCCGTAGCAGAACCTGGGGGCGGGTTTCAGGGTAGAGACCCGCTCCCACCAAACCTTAGACGCCAAGGAGCGCAGACATGAATCAGCAGTTGTACACCACCCAGGAGCTTCTCGAGATGACCCTCGAGGAGCACGCCGCCGCCAGGGCCAACGGCTTCGTGAAGCCCGAGCTGCCCGCCAGCGAGGCCCCGGGTTACCAGGCAATGGGTGCCGACACCCCCACCCCTTCGCAGGGCGTGCCGGTGCAGGCTTCCAACCCGTACGCCGCCACTTCCTGGGGCAGCAACTTCTACGACTTCCGCGTTCCGAGCGGTCAGCTGTGTCAGATGCGCAAGCTTCAGCCGGAAGAGCTTGCTGAGAAAGGCATCCTCGACAAGATCACTCGTCTCCCCGCTCTGGCCCAGGAGCAGATAGACCAGGCCGAGGGGAAGCCGCCGACGCTTACCAAGGCCGAAGCTGACGCCCTGCCGGAGCTGCTCTCGGTTCTATCCCTCCTCCTGCCGCTCGTAGTGGTTCAGCCGGAGCTCTGGCCCGAGCCTGCGGAGGGCGAAGAGCGGGTGGCCGGTCGGGTCTACGTCCGGGACGTCGAGCTCGCGGACCGCATTGCCATCATGGAGCGTGCCCTCGAGGGCGTGGCCAAGATGGACAACTTTCGTCCGAAGTCCTGAATCTCTACTCAACGCGTGGCAGATGAGTAAGTCGATGCGCTGTCGGCCAAGCGAGGTGTACGGAATGGAGCCGGGAAGCTTCAAGGCGTACGCCTTCGACAGCGCGGTGGTGCGGTGGGGTACGTCTTTCGAGGCAGCCCTCTCAGACGCCTCTCACGGGGCTAAGGATGCCGATGCCGCCGCCAGTGCCCGACAGCGCGTTGTGAGGCGCTGGCTGCCATCTGAGCGCCGATACGCCGACCCTGCACGGCGGGGCCAGTCACTGTAACGACCAGGAGCGGGCATGGCTTACGACCTCGGTACCGCCAAGGGAACCATCGAGCTGGAGTACGAAGGCCGCCGGGCGGTTACCGAGGCCGAGAAGGACATGGACCGTGTCAGCAAGAAGAGCAAGGACACGGACAAGAGTCTTATCCGTCTCGGTAACACCCTCAAGAACGTATTTACCGGAGCCAAGTTCACCGGTCTCGCTATCGGTCTGAACGCGGCTGCGGTCAGTGCCGCCAACCTGGTCGTCGAACTCCTGGGCGTTGTTCCACAACTGACTAGTATTGCCAGCCTGGCGAGCGCTCTCCCCGGTGCCTTCGTGGCTATCGGGGCTAGCATCGGCGTCATCAAGGCCATCACGGCTGGTGTTGGCGACACCATCAAGGCAGCCTTCGACCCGAAGGGTGCAGACAAGTTCAACGAAGCTATCAAGCAGTTGGCTCCGGCGGCACAGTCTTTCGCCAAGGCCATTCACTCGAGCGCGGACAGCCTGAAGGCGTATCAGCAGGGTATCCAGGATGCGTTCTTCAGTACGAGCGGCCTGACGAGCGCAGTGCCTCGCGTGCTCGGTGTTCTGAACAAGATCCGACCCAGCGTGCTCGGTCTGGCCACTGACTTCGGTCGTCTGACTAAACAGGTAGTGGGCTTTGCCACGAGCTCCAAGACGGTTGGCTTCGTGCAAGACAGCCTGGTGTCCTTCCGCAAGGCACTGGCCGTCATAACACCCACCATTACACCCGTACTGGAGGGCCTGCGGGCGGTGGGAGGGGTGGGGCTTCAGCTTTTCCCGCGCCTCGCAGATTCGGTGGCTAAGGTCGCCACGACGTTCGCCAACTGGTTGAACTCCATCGCGGGTAGCGGCCAACTCCAGACCTGGATAGACACCGCGCTGCAAACCCTGAGCACGCTCGGCACCATCGCCAAGAACGTGGGCGGCATCCTCGTCAGCATATTCCAGGCTGCGGGGGAGACGAGCGGGGGCCTGCTCAACAACATCGCCACTCTCACGGGTGCGTTCAACACCTTCCTCAAGAGCGCAGAAGGCGCTTCGGCCATTCGCGCGTTGTTCACGGGCATCGGGGCAGCGGCAAATGCCCTGGCTCCCGTGCTGACGACGCTCGTAGGCGCGCTCGCTGGTGCGCTTGGTCCCGCACTGGTGCGGATCAGCGGAGTACTGGGGCCCGCCCTCCTCTCCCTCGTGCAGGCCCTGACCCCGGCATTTGCACCGCTGGCTACTGCCATCGCTGACGTGGTTACGGCAATAGCCCCGTTGGTCCCACCGCTCGCACAGATCATCAGCCTGTTCGCTCAGTTGGCCGCAGGTTCTCTCAGTGCCGTGGCCGCTGAACTGGGGCCGCTGATCCAGCTGTTCTCGGGCAGCCTCATGAGCGCGCTTCAGGAGCTTGCCCCGGTCATTCAGCAGGCGTTGGTTCAGGGTCTTCCGCTCGCGGCGCAAGCCGGGCAGGCGCTGCTCGAGGCTTTCCGTCCGCTCGCGCCGGTGCTGGTGCAGTTCGCGCAGGTGCTGGGGCAGGCTCTCGTGGATAACATGCCGCAGCTACTGGCAATGGCGCAAAGCCTGATCCCGGTGTTCACGCAGCTCGCGCAAGCCATCTCGGGCAATCTTGTTCAGTCGCTGACGATGCTCATCCCGTACATCCCGCAGCTCGTCGCGGCCTTTATCGCCTTCACTAACGCCATCCTGAAGGTGCAAGAAGTAATCTTCACCGTCGACGCTTTCCTCATCAACTTCGGTACCACGGTTGCCTCGTTGCCGGGGAAGATAGGCGGCGCTCTAACTGCGGTCAAGGACTGGTTCGTCAACTCGTTCAACGCGGTGCAGAGCTTCCTCGGCACGGCCATCGCTACCATCGTGAACTTCTTCACCGGGCTCCCGGCCAAGATAGGCGCGGCTCTGGCGGCTCTGCCCGGGGCGATAGTCGGGGCCATCAAGAACGGGGCCAATCAGGCGGCCTTCCAGTTCGGGGCCATGATCGGTACGCTCATCACGATGGCGTACCGGCTACCGGGACAGATCGGTAGCGCCCTGAGTTCGCTGGGTTCGAGCATCGTCGGGGTGGTGCGAAGCGCCTGGAACACGGCTCGGTCAGCCTTCTCGGCAGGTATCAGCGCAGTGGTCGGCTTCGCCACTACGCTGCCCGGTCGGGTGCGCTCGGCTATCTCCGGTCTAATCTCGGCTATCCCGGGGGTGGCTCGGTCGGCCTGGAACGCCACTCGAACCGCGTTCAGCTCCGGCATCAACAACGCGGTGGCGCTGGCCAGGAGTCTACCCGGCCGCATTCGGAGTGCAGTGGGCAATCTCGTCGGACTGCTGGCGCAAGCCGGTAGAGACGCCGTGGCAGGCTTCGTGAACGGTATTCGGAGCGGTGTGGGGGCTGCCGCCGATGCGGCCCGTAGCCTCGGTTCTAGCGTGCTTAGCGGCATCAAGAGCACGCTGCGCATCGGCTCGCCCTCCAAGGAAATGATCACCATCGGTCGCTTCGTCACGCAGGGTCTAGAGATCGGTCTCAAGGCTGGGGCCAAGAGCCTGGTGAGTACTAGTAACAAACTTGCCAACATGGTGGTCGATGCCTTCAGTAATAAGCTCATCAGCAAGAGCGCCAAAAGCACCGCGCTCGCCGTGCTCAAGACCGGTACGGCAGCGCTCTCGCGACTCACTGCTCAGGCGACAGCCGTTACCGCCAAGCTGAAGACGGCAAACGACAACCTCGCCGCCGCCACCAAGGCGTATACCGACGCCTACAACAACGCAGTAGAGAAGACAAAGCAGACGTTCAGTCTCGTGACCAGCGGTCAGACGTTTGTGAACCTGGACCTGACCAAGGAGCGGTTCGCAGCGGCCGTGCAGCAGGCCAAGGACTTCGCGGCGGACATCCAGAAACTGGCCAAGCGCGGGCTCAGTAAGGATCTTCTTCAGCAGCTCGTAGACGCCGGGGCGGCTGACGGCGGGGCAATGGCTGACGCGCTGGCCAACGCCAGTGACGCCACTCTCAAGCAGTTCAACACGCTGCAGAGTCAGCTCAACAGTGCCGCTAACTCGGTCGGTAAGACAACGGCTGATGCGCTCTACGGCGCAGGCCTCAACGCGGCGAAGGGGCTTGTGGCGGGCCTCCAGAAGCAGCAGAAGTCCATCCAGGCGCAGATGGACAAGATAGCTGACGCCATGGTTGCCCGCATCAAGAAGGCCCTGAAAATCAAGAGCCCGAGCCGGGTTATGTTCAGCCTCGGAAAGTTTGCGACACAGGGATTGGTCGATGGCCTGGAGAGCCTGAAGCGCCAGGTCGAAAGAGCCGCCCAGCAACTGGTATCAACGAGCATTCTCCCAACCGTGCAATTGTCCGCTAACACGGCTGGCACCCAGAGCAGGCAGGCTATTGCGGGGGCCTCGGTCGGCGGCACCAGCTTCACGGTAAACCAGACGGTCAATGCCCTTCCGGGCATGAGCGCCGCTCAGGTAGCCAAGTTCAGCCTCACGAAGCTGCGCTACGGCCTCAGCGGAGGCATTGTCGCGGCCTCCCTCCCCTCCCCGTCTCCCGCAGGAGTGTGACATGGCTACCATCTTTCGCCACAAGGTTGTAGCGAACACCGTGACGTTCAACGATGTCCTCCCGGCTTCTGCCGTCGCCTTCGGAGTAGACATCATGGACGGATGGAAGGATAGCGGAGACCCCGAAGAAAGTTCGGTAGAGCTGGGTAGCTATCGGGACGGGGTCAGCTCGGCCAGCTTCTTCCCTATCAGGAGCAAGTTCATCACTATCGGCGGGTACGTCTACGCGACTAGCGAGGCGAACGCGGAGGCCGTGAGTGATCTCCTGGTCCGGGATGCCTTCCCGCGCAACCGCTCCTTCCCGCTCTACCGATACGAAGCCGTGCCTAAGTTCATGAACGTGCGGCGCAGTGGCCCGGTGGAGTTCGACTGGTCCGCAGTGCAGAACGGTTTCCGGTGGTCCACCGTGGTGATGGCGGAGGACCCGTTCAAGTACTCGCTCGCGGCTCAGGTCGCCTCTACGGGGGTATCTGGCGGCATTGTGAGCGGTCATACCTTCCCGGTCACCTTCCCCATGACCTTCGGTAGTGGCTCCAGTGTCATCATCGGAGCTGGTATCACCAATGCCGGTACGGCCTACAGCCACAACTTCACGGCTCGCATCGTTGGGCCGCTGAGCAAGGGAGCTTGGCGGCTAGCTAATGACACCACCGGTGACTCTATTGGGTTCAACGTGGGGCTGATTTCTAGTGATCAGCTAGTCATAGACTTCTTGAACCAAACAGCCACCCTCAATGGCTCACCCATCTCCACAGATTACACGGGAAGCTTCTGGCAGCTCGCACCTGGGAGCAATGTCATTAGATTGTACGCCGAGTTCGATCCGGGTGCTTCGGCAACCATCACGGCTTACTCGGCCTGGGAATAGGAGAGAAAATGACCCTTCAAGCAGTGGCGGGATTCCTGGGCCAGGCGGGTCTTCAGCATCCGGCCAATCTCTACCGCAATCTGGTGGCCAGCCTTTCTGGCAGGCGTACCGGAGCTTTCACCTACGACGACTTCGCGCTGATCCCCAGCGGTTCGAGCATGAACCTGACCATCGGCCCGGGCGAGGGCGTTCTCCTGGGTACCGAGGCCGTTACGACGCAGGGTTCCTACTACGTCTGGAACAACGCCAACGAGGTTATCTCGTGGCCAGCTTCCACGACGCTTCCGAGGGTTGACAGCCTGATCCTCCGCGTGATCGACACGGACTACGGCACCGATGCTGCTGGTTCGAAGGCTACGTGGGAAGTGGTCAGTGGCACCCCCGCCGCTTCTCCTTCCGCAGTGGCGGACAGCGCTTTCGCTCCGGCCGGGGCGTTCTATCACCCGGGCGCATGGTGGCGTGTGGCGGACTTCACGGTCCCTGCTAGCTCCACCAATCTGGCCGCAGCCACCATGAACCACAAGCGAAAGTACGCCCGCGTTGGGAGACGCACTCAGGCATTGGGTAGTGACTTCCCCTCTGACGCTCATCTTGGCGATATGGTCTCTCGCATCGACGGAGACCCCGGCTCTGAGTATGCGTTCAACGGTTCCGCGTGGATCAAGACGAATGCGGGAAATGGGGCTCTGTGGTGGGTCGGTGGCGGGGGCACGACTTCCAACACCCTGACCGTGGGAACGACCGAGACGACGTGCTTCTCCAGCAGCTCATTCAGCGCGGAGGCAAACCAGCTCTACATGGTGGAGATCGCCGGGCAATGTTCGGTGTCGGTGGCTAACAACACCCCGAACTTCGTCCTTCGCAAGAACAATGTCTCGGGCCAACAGATAGACAGTTTCCGCGTGCCTCTGCTGGGTTCTGCCACGGGTCACGGGTTCCACTACGTGTGCTACTTCCGTATCGGGGTTTCGGACCTTTCCATGGCTCTTAACCTTTCCGTCCAGAGTGGTTCCGGCTACACGACCAACGTCCTGGCGGCCAACAGCCCGGTTACAGTTAATGCCTACCGGGTGAACCCGTCGGCCATTGTTGGCTCGTCGTGGGCACCCATTGTTACCTAGGAAGGAGGTATCCATGAGCAGTTGGGTCACTATTCCGAGCCTGATGGCACTGCGGGACGAGTTCAATCTCGTTTCTCCTGCCAGAGACAAAGGCGCAGACGGGACTATCGGAGACACCAGCCATTCGTCTTCGTCGGACCACACGCCGGACGAAGATTCGTCGGTATTGCGGAACAAGGATGCCGACCACATCAACGAGGTCCACGCGCTGGACATCGACTCGACTGGACCCTGGCCGGACGGAAGGGGCGGTGAGGCGGGCGGCTGGTTCGACAAGAAGATCAAGGCCATCATTGCCGAAGAGAAACGGCGGTGGATGGACCCCAACGACATGTGTCGTCTCAACTACGTCATCTGGCGCGGCGTCATCTACGACAAGGATGCTGACTGGGCCGGAAAGACCTACACGGCTTCTTCCGACAAGCACTACAACCATGCGCACTTCAGCGCTCGATACGAGACGAAAGCTGAGCGCGACGTACGCTCCTGGGGCGTCTACGTCCCTCCCGCTCCGCCCTCTTCTCAAGGAGACCTCGTGACAACGCAGGCCGAGTTCAACAGCCTTCTGGCCAACGCCATCAACACGATCAAGATTCCGGACTTCGCCGACCCGAACACGCCCGACCGGGAGCTGACTCTCCGGCAGTGGATCGGATACAGCGAAGGTCGCGGCCAGATCAACGAGCTTCAAGAGGAGCTTGATGAGGTGAAGGGCCAGATCGCAAGCATCAACGCCAATCTGACCCAGATCCTGAACCTACTCCAGCCTCCGGTCGCCAATAAGGCGTCGTCGGCCACCAAGAGCTAGTAGCCAGAAGGGTTATCCGGTGACCGCACCCGAGTTCCAGTACCAGGTATACCAACCCGTGACGCGAACGCGGATGGGTCGGCTTGACGTGCGGGAGGCCAAGTGGACGGAGGTCGTCAACGGCGGCACAACGTTCACTGGAAAGGTGACGGTACCGGATAACCCCATGGTGGCCGACGGCATTCGTGCCAACACGGTGCCGTACGGTTCATCGATATATGCCCTGCCCGGGGACGGTAGCATCAGCTTCGGTGGTCCCATCGTAAACCGGGACTGGGACTCAGATACGAACACCTTAACCATCACGGCCATCGACTGGAAGAGCTGGTTCTATCGGCTCATCATAGGTCCGAAGGTGGGCACCACAGATCCGTGGACGCAGAACTTTACGAACACAGATCAACTGGCCATCGCCAGCTACATCATCGACAGGGCCAGCGCCACGTACAACAACGGCACGCCACCCATCGAGTCGGCCTTCTACCCCACTGGCGTTCTACGCAACTACATCGTGACCGGGGTCGAGTTCAAGTCCCTCGGTACGCATCTAGATGAACTGGGCAGCCTGAGCAATGGCGGTTTCGAGTGGGAGGTCGAGCCGTACATTGCTGGCGATGGGTACCCCAAGATTCGTGTGCAGTTCTACATTCCTCAGCGTGGCTCCACCGTCCAGGGGCTCGTATTCCGCAAGACTCCGGCGGGTGGCAACATCCTCAAGATAACTGAGACCTCCGACGACGCCTCGGCCGTGGCGAGTCGTATCTGGGCCATCGGCGAGGGGCCGAACGCCGAGAGCACACCGTGGGCCTCTGACGAGTCTCCGGCACTGGCGGGCGGTTACACGCTCCGTACTGACCAGACCAGCCAGTACAGCGGCAACTTCACGCTAGCTCAGTTGGCCAGCTACGCGCGCACGGAGCGCCTGTACCGGGCCGACTACCTGAGCGCGCTGAGCTTCCTAGTGCGTATGGACGCCCCGAGCATGTTCAGCTACACGAAGGGTGACAGGTGTCGAGTTCAGGTGGAAGATCGGTTCATGAATTTCGACATTAGCAACTGTCGCATCCTTGGTCGGGAGATGGACCCAGACAACAACACGGTCACGCTCACGGTAAACCTGAACGACCGGGAAGTGCCCGAGGTGGACAGCGGGGGAGCGGTATGAGCAGTCGCCAGGTTCCGACGACGCCGGAGGGGAAGTTCGGCCAGCAAGTAGCCGAGCTCATCTCCTCGATGATGCGGCAGCAGCGCTTCGTCATCCCCACGTTCGCAGCTGATCCGCCCGAGACGGACCCCACGAACCTCTGGATGCGTTATGACGGGCGTCTGCGCGGTCGATACTGGAACGGCAGCGCGTACGTGTACGTCGACTACCCCATGCGTAGTGACATCACCAGTCCACCGGCAGTTCCGGCGTATCCCACCAAGCCCGCCCAGCCCTCTCCTCCGCAGTCCTTCCAGCAGACCTGGTTGGCTCAGTGGTCACAGACCTACGCCGGTAGCGGCGCGAAGCGCAACGACACGCAGGGCCAGGTCAATGCGGTGTTCGGCAGTGATACAGCTAACGGATATCAGAAGGCGCTTGTCGGTTTCGACTACGCCGCTATCGCTACGGCACTGGCTAGCAGCACCATCCAGTCCGTTCAACTCACGGTTTCGGTGCTAAGTGCCGCGCATACTACGACCACGCTGGCGGTAGGTATGCACAACCAAGCCAGTGAGCCGACGACGTACGATGTCACGACCACCATTCTTCGGTATGGGTACCAGGGTGATGTTCAATCGGGGCAGATATCTACACACAATCTCCCTTTCGCGTTCGCGCAGGTTCTGCGGGCGGGGACGGCTAAAGGGTTGGTGCTCGAAGCGCCTAGTAGCGACCCCAATTTTCTCGGTGTCGTTGCCGGGGTGGGGAGCGGTTACACGCCACCCCAGCTCACTATTACGTACGCTAAATAGAGAACCAGGAAGGTTGGGCATGGGTGGAAGACAAGAGCAAAAGAAGGACCATCGTTCTACGGGACGTCACCCTGATTCTCGTCGGGGCGTTCATCCTGGTGTGGCAAACCGTGATGGTGTCAGAACCAAGCGCCATCCTGGTTCCAGCGGGGGTCACTCTGCTCATGGGTCCGACCGGCCTGGCTCTCTGGTCGCAGCGCAGCAACGGTGGCCCGAGTACAACCGAGCCATCCTCGTCGGAACCGTCATCGTCCTCGTCATCGTCGTCGTCCTCGCAGTGATCACGGAGGGGATCGGGGGGTGAGTCCGTACACCAAGGAAATGCTCGAAGCGCAGGTCGCTCACTGGAAGGACGAGTCGGAGCGACAGCGCAAAGCGCGTATCACGGAGGCCATCATCGGGCTAGTTGCCCTCGGTCTTCTTATCAGCTTCACCATCTGGTATTCGGCCTGGACCCAGGCTAACGCGGACAAGCGCTGGTGCTCGTTCCTCGTTCCTCTGGATCAGCGGTATCAGAAGCTCCTGGAGCCCACGGCGGGCCAGCCACCCGTCAGCGAGGACTCCAAGGAGTTCGCTCGGAGGTTGCATCTGCTCGTTGACAAGGAATTTAACTGCTAGGGAGACATCATGTGGGCTAAGTACGGCAAATCTTTCGTGGCTTTCGTGTGGGCGGTGGTCACAGTCATCATCCCGCTCGTGAGCGGCGACCACCACGTCGACACGGCGGAAACGGTCGTGATCGTCATCGCCTTCGGGAACAACATCCTGGTCTACCTGGTGCCGGTGTTCCCGCAGTTCAAGAGCCTCAAGACGGTGGTCACGGCGCTGCTGGCGGGTGTAGCCATCCTCCAGTACCTGGTCGGCAACGGCGGCTTCAGCAGCCTGGACCTGAACGACTGGTACCAGGTCGTCGCGGCGGTCGGGCTCAGCCTCGGACTCTGGTTCGCTCCGGCGGCCAGCACCGACCGACCGGCACCGACACAAGTCACCAGCGGCTTCAACAACTAGGCTGCTACACTGGACGTAGCTGGCTTCGGTACTTCTCCCCGAGCCGGTAGCACTTCGTTCGTCCCGCCGCAACAGGGACCCCGTAGGACTCAGGTCTTGCGGGGTCTCTTGCGACGTGATAGTGTTCTCTCATCGGCAAGGCAGGTCCACTACCCGGGAGGGTCTCATGAAGTTCACAGAGCGCAGCACTGGTCGCAAGTACGTTCTCGTGAGGAAGTTCAGCTCGAAGGGTACGCACCTCGAGGCCAGCACTGGCCGTCGGTACACTCCTGTCGTTCGCTACGTCTGAGACCACGGAGAGGGCACCCCACGAGGGTGCCTTGTCCCGGCATCTCAGCCGAACATCTCACTAGCTCGGGAGAGCAATCATGAGCGACGCTCAGACAGCGCGCGGGACTATCAAGCACGAGTGTAACGAGTGCGGCAAGGGCTACGTCACCAAAGACGAGCTCACTCGCCACGAGATCGAGACCGACCATGACGCGGAGGGAATGTGACCGCCAAGCTCACGGCTGCGCAGCGGCGCGCCCGTAACACCCGCATTACCGCCGGAAGCACTTTCTACGCCACCGGCGCGGCCACCGTGGCAGCCAACATGTACGCGAGTGCGCACACCTGGGTCGGGCTGGCGACCGGGTTCTGGGCCCCGGTAGCGCTGTTCTTGGCGCTGGAGATGGTGGAGAGGGTGCCCGCCAAGGGGCGGGCCGGTCTCCTGCGGAAGGTGGGGGTGGGGGTCATAGCTCTCATTGCCGCCTGGGTCTCGTACTGGCACCTCACGCATATGTTCACGCTCGGTGGAACTGACCCAATCAGCGCGCACGCCATGCCTTTCACCGTCGACGTGCTTATGGCGCTGGCGCGCTCGGCTATGCACGCCAAGGCAGCTCCCTCCCAGCCCTCCTCCCGCAGGAAGCCGCAGGTCAGCAACGTTCGGGCTATCAGGTCCAAGGTATCCTGAAGTCCCTGGGAAAAGGGCCTTGCGTAGGGTCCTACACCCGTGCTACTGTTCTTCTATCAGCAAGGCCAACTACCCGGGAGGGTCACAATGGAACTCATCATCACCGCCACCGCCACTGCCGACTCCGACATCCTCGAGGCTCTCAACGCGGGCGTTGCCCAGGTCCACAGCGTTCGCGAGGACGGCACCCTCCGTCGTCGGCACTTCCTCAGCGGCAAGGCCCTCGAGGAGGCGGTCTGGGTGCGGGCGCAGCGGGAGGGCCAGGAGGCTGACGAGTCCGAGGGTGTCCTCTTCATCGCGCCGCGTAGCATGCGGTCCATCGCGAACGAACTGCACCTCAGTGTCTCCGCCATCCGGCGGGTGCTGGTCGACCTGGCCATCACCGAGGAGCTGCTAGACATGGAAGAGGACGAGCTCGAGGCCATGCTCCTGGGCGCTTCCGAGGAGTGAGCAACTGGGCGGCAACCGCCCCACCAGCCCCTGACGCCGCGCGGTGCGGCACCGGCAAACACCGGAGGGTGCGGGTTCGAATCCCGCCAGGGGCACGTATTCCATCCCAAGGAGGGGAAATGTTCGAGACAGAAGACGGTGTCGTGGCGGTAGACATGGCGGCCAACACTGCGGAGTTCGTCTCATCAGCGACCAACATCCCGACCACGGCTCCGCACCGCTCGTTGCTCTTCATGCTCATCCGGGGCGCGCTACGCTCCGAGGCGGGAGTGCGTTCGCGGCAAGCTCAGAGGGAGAAGACCGACTACTACGCCGGTCGGCGTGCTGGGTTCATCACCTCCGCCGCCCATCTCATGGCGGAGCTGTACAGCGGGGATTTCGAAGCAGCCGAGACGGCGCTCAAGCAGGCGGTACACACGGCTGGAACGGCTGTTCTCACCCAGGAACTGGCGGACGAGGCGGCCGGGCTCGAGATGGCCCGCATCATCGCCGAGAGGGTCCTGCACGTAATCTGATTCGCTGGCCCCGGTCATTGCGCCGGGGCTGACGAGCGGATAGGCTGAGTTCACCAACTACCCGGGAGGGGTCACATGCTTACCACCAATCAGCTCAAGGCGGAGCCTGTCGACGGGAGCGTGTTCGTAGGATATGACGGGTTGTATTTCCACTATTGGGGTATGACAGAACAGGCTGGCGGAGACATGCTCGTGCATCTCGAGGTTTGCGGATTCGGTATCAAGCGAGAAATCGAGGTACCCCGCATTGATCTCGACGAGAAACTCTGGGATTGACAAAACTCACGGCCCCGGTCTTGCACCGGGGCTGATGACTGTGTAAGCTAAACTCATCAGCAAGGCAGCAGCTACTACTACCCGGGAGGGCCCCATGATCTGCAACGTCTGCAACACGCGCCGTGCCTACACCGGAGCCAAGGTCGACACCGCTCCCCCTGGCAGCCAGATGTGCAACTACTGCTTCGAAGAGGGCGGCCAGGAGAACACGCACAGCGACTACAACCACGCGGGCATCTCGGCGCAGGTCGAGGCGGGTAACGGTGCCGACCTCAGTGAGGCGGAGCAGGATGAGCTGAGCGCCATGGAGAGCTGCTGGATCTGCCACCCGGAGCTCAACCTAGCGCAGAAGCCGAAGGCGGCCAGCACCGGCCCCAAGGCGCAGGGCGACCGTCGCCCCCAGCTCAACCACAAGGGCCACAGCCACCCGCAGACCCCGGCCGCGCGGCGCGAGTGCAAGAAGGCTTTCTGGGACATCGTGGTGCACGCAGACAAGGTGACCCCTGAGGGCCTCCAGAAAGCCATGGACAAGTGGGACAGTCACCTCGATGGCCACGGCAAGCCGGTTCCCGCGCCGAAGGGCGGCTGGGCGGGTGTGCACCCGAAGGGCAAGACCCGGTCGGTGCAGTCCACAGGTAAGTGAACCGCTCCAAACTGCACCACCGAGCCCATGCCCTTGATAGGGTGTGGGCTCAACCGTTTGAGCGGCCTAGGAGGCTGTATGCGAGACAAACTCTGGTCACGGGTACTCGTGGGGCTGGCGGTGGCACTGTTCGGCGCAGCGTCGATCTCAGCGCCCGCGACGGCGGCGAGCCCGACTCCGCCGAAGCCGATCGGCGGGGCCGGGTTCAACCTCCCCGCCCCGGGACACGCCGAGAAGACCAAGCCCGGTCCGGCCATCCACCTGAAACATCACGCGATTCCGACCAAGAAGAACACCGGCGGCGTTTCGACGTTCTCGGTCAATCCGGCGTACGACTACGCCGGTGGCCAGGACACCCGCACGGGTGGCAAGACGGCGCTCGCCGGGAACATCGCGGTCTGTAGCCCGCCGACCGTGGACAGCGGTGACCACAGTCTGATGGAAGCCACCGTTCAGGCGGGAACCAGCAACCGACAGGCCATCCTGGAGCTGGGCTGCGTCAAGCAGTGCCCGACGTGCAGTGTCCAACTGTTCGCCAGCCGGTGGGTCAACAACGTCTGGGGCGGTTCCTACATCGGTTCCGGTGACGGCTGGGTCGACTACGGCCCGAACGCCACCGACCTCGGTGCGATCGTCCCGTCCAGCAGCAAGAACTACCAGTGGATCTACGACTCGCCCACTGGCCGTTGGTGGGCGTACTACGACGGCCAGGCGCTCGGCTACTACCCGCCGACGCTCTGGACCGGCGCGTCCCCGTCGTTCACCTTCGACAAGGGCACCTTCTTTCAGGTGTTCGGCGAGGTCTACGACGATGACACCACCGTCGGCCCCTGCACCGACATGGGGAACGGCGTCCTGGCGACTGGCAGCGGCACCCGGGCCAACGTGACGGCCTGGAAGTACGCGGTCGGCGACTACGTGACGATGGGCACGTGGGGCACCATCACCAACTCGTCCTGGTACAACACGCTACCCGTGAACGTGGCGTCCCAGGGCGGCACCGGAGCCAACGCCTATATCGGCGGCTCCGGAGCCTGCTAGCACCTGCGGAAGGAGGGGTCGGGGAGGCTGTCTTGCTCCCCGGCTCGACCGCGTGATAGGGTTCTCTCATAAGTGGTTACTACCCGGGAGGGTCGCATGAACGCAGTCGACAGCAAGCCGAGCTGGGCTCCGAAGCCGTACACCCAGAACCAAGCGAATCTCATCAACACCATGATGAAGGAGCGCGGGATTAGCGCCGAGCAGCTCCGCAAGGTCTTCCCCACCCGCCCCTCTTCCGCAGCCGAGGCCAGCAAGGTCATCGAGTGGCTCAAGAGCCAGCAGGTGGCGGTCACGGTTACCGAAAAGTACGCGGGCGTCTCTCCCCTTCCCGAGTCTGGTAAGCCGCACAGCTTCCACTACGCCCTGGAGCAGGACGGGGAGGTCAAGTTCTACCGGGTCAAGCGGGGCCGCAGGGTTGGCGTTTGGTTCGTAGACGTGCAGGCCAGCGACGACTACTACCCCATCCGCAACCCCTCGGGTCGTGAGGCTATCCTCGAAGCCATCGCGTTGGACCCCAAGGCAGCTCTCGCCCGGTACGGTCAGCTCATCGGCCGGTGCGGTCGGTGCGGCAAGACCCTCACCAGTGAGTATCGCGAGCTGGGTATCGGCCCGGTCTGCATCGACAAGTAGTCAGTCCAGAGGGGTTGCGGACCGTGACCTCTCCTTGCTAATGTTCTCTCATCAGCAAGTAAGAACTCAGCCGGGAGGCCCAGCATGTCGCACACCACCTGCAACCACGTCAACACCACCGCCGCGAACAACATGTGCGACAGTTTCCGCGCCCCGAAGGTCATCGTAGCTTTCGGTGGCAGCTACATCCGGGAGAACATTCACAAGGTTCGTGCCAACGCTGCGCTCAAGGCCCGCATGGACCGTAACTCCTGAACTCTGGAGGCCCCGGGGCAACCCGGGGCACCCCGCCATTCTGTAGAGTGGCACCTAGGGCGCTTAGCTCACTGGGAGAGCGCCGGGGAAACCCGGAGGGTGCGGTTCGATTCCGCTCACGCCCACGCAAAGCACAACCACTACCCGGGAGGGGTCGCAATGAGCGACATGGGAGCCAAGGTCCGCGCGCTGCTCGACACGGCCGAGAGCTACGAGAACGAGGGCAACCTCGAAGCGGCGGCCAGCTACCGCACCAAGGCCGAAGAGCTGATGGTCAAGTACCGCGTCGAACAGGAGCAGGCTATCGCGGTCGACCCGGCTGTGGCCAAGCCGGTGCAGCGAGACATCGTTCTGGCTAGCCAGGGCAGTAAGTACCGCGACCGGTACCACATCATGTGGTGGCACATCGCCAAGCACTGCGAGGTGCGGGAGTGGTCTGAGTACAAGTACGGCGAAGAGGGCTACCGCCTCACGGCTCACGCCGTTGGCTACGCCGAGGACGTCGAGTACGCGGAGATGATGTTCACCAGTGCCCGCCTAGTGTTCGCCGAACGACTCGAGCCTAAGATCGACCCGAACGTCAGCGACCAGGTGAACGCGTACCGGCTGCGGGCCAGCGGCATGGAGCGTGTTCGGGTGGCGCAGGCGCTGTGGGGCAACACCGACAAGGCGTTCCTCGCCCGGGTCGGTCGGCTGTACAAGGCAGAGTGCGAGGAACGCGGCGAGGAGGCCATGCTGAGTGGCCGTGGCGTTACCGGCGCAGCATACCGCGAGCAGTACGCCGACCAGTTCGTGGTCACGCTCAGCAACCGGCTGTGGTCGGCTCGGCAGGCGGCGAACGCGAGCGGTGGTGGCTTGGTGCTGCACGGGCGTAAGGAGCGCATCAACGAGGCGTTCTACGCCTTCTATCCCGAGCAGAAGCCCGCCCCCGCCCTCCCCTCCGCAGAAGAGGGTCCCCGGTGCGAGGCGTGCGCTAGGAGCAAGCGCGGTGCTTGTCGAGAGCACTACATCCCGATGGGTCGCAGTAGCCGTGGTCCGGACTACAACAGCGTGGCGGCAGAGCGCGGCCGGATGGCGGGCCGGGCTGCGGCTCGCCAGGTCGGTATCAACCGTGGTGGCGGAACGAAGGAGCTCAGCTGACATGACCGACAAGACGGAGGGCCAGCGCGCATTCGAAGGGGGTGTCGTTCTGGCCTTGCGCCTCCTCAACGAGGGCTACACGCCCGAACAGGTGGAGGTGGCACTCGAGGAACAGTGGCAAGCCCAACGGCGCGCCACGGCCCTTTCAGACCCGAGCAACGTACAGATGCAGGAGGTGTCTGATGCCGAGGGGTGCAGTTGAGATCCTGGGTGTGACAACCCGAGAGAATACTAGCGAGAATCGTACGTGCGTCTGCTGCCTGCACCGAGTGGGGGTGGGGAGGGCCTACGAGCGGGTAGCCAGACTAGACGGTCGTATCGAGAGCTACCACGTGAGGTGCTTCGAGAGCGAATTCGGGGCGAGGAGCAACTACGGTGACTAGGGGAGAGTTCTGGGCCTGCATGTTCGGCCTGGTCGTGCTTGTGGGGGTCCTGATTGCTGGCCCCCTCGCCCTAGCGGGTGCCTGCGCGGAGGTGGGCAGATGAACTGGCTGGCAGACCCGGTCGCGTGTGCGGTCCGGCTGAAGAATGAGAGTGGGTGTATCATCTTGGCCGGGAGGAGTGAAGTGACCGGGCGTAGTACGAAGCTGCACCGCAGTGAGGAACATGACGGCACGTACTGGTCCTGGGGTCACGTGTACGCGAAGGAGACCCCGGCTACAGCAACCCAGCAGCGCACCATCCAGGCAGGTGTTCGCCATTCCGGTGGCCGGGCTTCTATCGAAACCCCCGAGCTGCTCCCGGAGGCGGCTAACGCTCTGGCCGACGCGCTTCGTGCCGCCTACGTGCAGGCGGGTAGCTACGACTGCGGCGGCGAGACCATCATGGACCTCATCTGGCGCGAGATGATGGTCGTCACCGATCGGCTCATCGGCATCCAGGACAGCGGCGAAGAGCCGGACCCCGACGACGTGGGCGCGGCGCGTAGCCTGGCGTGGGTGCTGGCCGTCATGCAGAACCCGTACCTGCCGGACGTGGAGTCCGTCCGCGCACAAGTCATGAACCGCTGGGAGGTCGAGAATGCCGCTGAACCCGCACCTGTTCGTAACGTGGTGGCGGAACGGGCGAGCAAGCGCCGAGCTCGGAGGGCCCGCCGTGGATGAGTACGTGCCGTTCCCGGCTAAGTCCATCGTGGACCACGCGTACGATGCCGGTTCGCCGCGAGATGATAGCCAGGGCTGCATCGTGCAGATTGGTTCTAACGAGGCCTTCGTCGTGGGGCGATGCGGGCGACCTGAGAGCGAGCATGAGAGCAGCGAGTACCTCGGCAGCTTCGACGGACACCAAATGACCTTCGATATGCCACTCAACGACAACACGCGGAACCTACTGCCACCCGAAGAAGTGCATGAATCCGCTATGGACCGAGCACGGCGTGGTCGTGGCGGCCGAGGAAAGGACCTACCTCCCGGCAAGTTCGAACGGGCGGTCGGCGACATGCACGAGCCGAAGCCGTACACCGGTGAGCTCGACTGGGACAACGACCACCTCTTGCACCCGTTCATCGACTGACGTAGAGTGACCATGTACCTACTACCCGGGAGGGTGACATGAATGACATCATCGCCAACGTGGCGCAGGAGTTGGCTGACCACCTCGACGACCTGCGGGGCACCGGCGAGGGCGTGACCAACTACAACGAGGCCGAGGACCACCAGGTCACCGACGTGGGCGACGCGGAAACCGACATGAACGAGGGCACCGTCAGCTTCTTCGCGGTCGTCGGCGGTCAGCGCGTGCTTGTCACGGTTGGCGCGGTATGAGCAGGCAGGAACGCGGCGCAATGCGCGCCAAGATTGCCGCTCGCAAGGCAGCAGCCATCGTCGAGGAGGCCACCGAGCGTGTGGTGGCTTCCCGCCCCGCCCCTCCTCCGCAGGACCCCGAGCTGGCTCGGGCACAGGAGGTCAAGCGCCTGCGTGACGAGGAGAAGCTGAGCTGGATGGCCATCGGTGCCAAGCTCAGCTTGCCCGGCAGCAAGAGCGGTGCGGGCACGGCTCGGCGGTACTACGCCATGGTGAACCGGGGCGAGGTGCCGCGCACGAATGCACCGCGCAAGGGCAGCACGCCGAAGCCCACGGGCCCGGCCAGCAGGGGCGTACCGGCGTACATGCGCAAAGAGGCCCTTGTCCGCGACGGGCATGTCATCCCCCGAGACATGGAGGACGAAGCCGTCGAGGCCATGCTGGTCGGTCGCCGCATTGAATGGGCTATTGACCTAGCCAAGCTGACCAACACGGACCCTGAAACCTGGGGCCCGGAGGACCGGCGCTGGGTGCCGCAGGAGGGCAAGGTGCACGTAGACCCGCAGTGGGTCAAGGTCGTGCGTGACGAGGAAAGTGACGAGCGGGTACTGTACTTCCGCGAGTACGCGGGCTACGACAGTGACCGTGGCAAGCACATGAGCGGCCCGACGCGCGTCGTGCGGGTCGATAGCATCTACACGGTCGCGTAGCGACCGGCATCGAGGAGAAGCGATGTTGACACCGGGAAGCAAGTACTATCACTACGTACGCGGCGTGCGGAAGCTGGGGCCGGGTGAGGCGTTCATCGCCACGAAGGGCGCGGAGTTCACCTGTCAGCCGGAGTCCTTCCGGCAAGTGGTGTATGCGGCAGCTCTCACGCACGGCAACGGCTGGCGCGGCACCTGCACGATTGTCGGTACAAGCGTCGTGTACGCCTACTACCGCGACTCGGATTACATGCGGCCGAACCTGCCCGCGTACCCGCTGGTCAAGAAGTTGCGAGGTGGGTCGTGAAGGGGTTGCTGGCGGCTATGACACCGGCGCTGGTGCTCGTGTCGGCCCTGTACTTCGAGCTCTGGCTGTACACGCTCTGAGCGGCGAAGTCCAGCTCATGGCTTCGTGCCGTGAGCTAGGCTATGCTTCTCAGGTGTCTACTACCCGGGAGGGCGTAATGCGTATCGAAGCCTACCTCGGCATTTCCACCATCAACGTACATGTGCTGGCCAGCGACTATGACGCAGCTAACGCAGTGCGCAAAGAGGTAGATGCCAGCCGGTTCAGCAAGGCAGACAGCGACCGCACGGTCGGGCGCTACGTGTTCCGGTACCCGCTGAGCGTCGACAAGTGCTACGAGATGCGCGCGGCGTGGGGCTCAGCCCTCCGGGTGCACAAGACCCTAGCGGAGTGGTTCCGGGTCGCGCACCAGGAGCGCATCGAGCAGGTGGCACGCACCCAGGATACCGACGCCACCCTCCCCCGCCTCTCTGCGCAGTATCCCCGGCTGAACGACTGGCTGAAGGGAGATCAGCGTGTAACGGCCGCTTGGGTGGCCAATGCTTACCGGGGTGGTGGTCTGCTAGCCGACGAGGTCGGTACGGGAAAGACGGTTGGTGTCATAGCCGGTCTGGTTGAGGCTGATATCACCGGACCGACTCTCATCGTGTGCCCCAAGATCTCGGTGCGGCCGGTATGGCTTCGTGAAATCACCCGACACACGGACATCCCGGTCTACGCCTGCCACGGCGCACGCTCGAGTAGAGAGAAGATCATTCTGGCATTCCTGGCCGACCCCCACCCCTTCAAGGTGCTGGTCGTGGTATCCGAGATGCTGCGTATTCGGGCTGACCGAAGCAAGGGGCGCATTACTGAGTTCCACGGCTACGAGTACCCCGGCCTCTTCGAGGTGGAGTGGTCAGCAGTAGTGGTGGACGAAAGCCACAAGGTGCTCGGGGCCATGGATGTGGTCAGAGCTACGCTGGCCGGAGAAGGCATCCGGGCGCTTAACTACGCACCGAACCGGCTCAAGCTAGCTGTGAGCGCCACGCCGTTCGGCAAGGGCGGTCGCACCGAGGCGCTGTTCGGCACGCTGCACTGGCTATGGCCGGACGAGTTCACTAGCAGGTGGTCGTGGCTGCGTAAGTATTTCCGGGTAGAGGAAGATGAGGTGTACGTCAAGGATGGCGGCGGAGCCACTAAGACCGTGCGCCGTATCGGGGAGGTCATCAACGAGAAGGGAATGTGGGCTGACATGGGGCCGCGCGTGCTACGGCGCACCATGGAGGAGGTGAGCGAAGAGCACAAGGGCCTCAAGAACTGGATCGAGGTCATGTGTGAGATGGAGGGAGCGCAGCTCGCTCAGTACAAGAAGTTCACACAGGACGCCGAGCTGGCCGTAGAAGGCGGCATTATCAGCACTGTCGGCACGCTTGATTACCTGACCCGCACTCGCCAGTTCGCGAACGGGGCTCTGCGGAAAGAGGGCGGGAGGGTTGTCTACACCGGCTTCAGCTGCAAGATTGACAGGTTGCTGTCACACTTGGACAACCTAACCGATGGTCGTAAGGTCGTGGTGGCCAGCCAGTACAACGAGTTTCTCGACGCGGTCGAGCGGCGGCTGCACAAAGAGGGTCGCCACACGCTGCGCATCGACGGCAAGACCACCGACCGACAGCGCGAAGCGGCCATGAGCGCCTTCCAGGGCGACACGCACGTCAACCGCAAGTACCAGATCTTCCTCCTGAATACGCAGGCGGGCGGAGTCAGCATCACGCTCGACGCGGCCGACGAGCTGCACGCGCTTGACGAGAGCGACCCGGATAGTATGACCCAGCTCTTCGGGCGCATCTTCCGGCGCGGTCGGGCGCACGCGGTGTTCTTCTACCTGTACCGCAGTATGGGCACCATCGACGAGAAGCTCGGTCACAACGTAGCCGACCGACACGAGAAGCAGGCACGCCTCCTCGACGGGCGGCGCGGCCTCGAGTACGCCAAGGAGCTCGCTCAGTACGACAAGGAGGCAGTATGAACGCCGCACAAACCGCCTACCTTCGAAGCCTTCGGGCTCTGATGCAGGAGGCCGTGAAGCAGACGCAGAGGTTCGACGCCAAGTGGAACCGCCTCAACGGAGAGCTCAACCAGTACTTGGAAGATAGCAACGTTGACGACGTGGTCCAGCAGGACAAAATCAAGAGCGTGAACATAGCCCTACGGGATGCACTGGGCGCAGGCAATTGGTGGCGGGACAAGGCCACCTACCTAGCCAACGTTATCCAGGCGGAACTGGCGATGATGGAGGCTGAGCTATGAAGCGCCTGCTGAACCGCTGGCGACTGTTCCTCACCTTCCGGTACACCGACCCGAGCCTGCACCCGGGACTGTGGGGCGAGCCGGAGGTTCACATCAGCAAGCACGGTGGCGCTCGCGTTCATTGGCGATGCGTCGGTGGTGGAACCGTATGCGTCGGGGGTAATCACGGTGCGCACTGGTGCACTATCGGTCCAGGCATGGCGCACGAAGACGAGTGCATGTGCGGGGCCAAGCGGTACGGGGTGTTCGGCTCGTGGTCGTAGCAGCGTATCTGGCGGGCCTCATCTCGACGCCAGCGGCCTTTCTGGGCGTACTCGGGGGCATGTGGGCGTACCGCAGGGTTCGCCGAGTACAGAGCGCTTCAGAGCCAGTAGAGCTGACGGTGGTTGCGCCCACCCCGCCCTCTTCGCCGCAGGGTGACCCCATCATCAACCGAATCAGCCTGCGGAGCGTACCGGGTAGCCGCCGCCGGTTGCATGGTCGCAAGCGATAGCTGGACTGAAGAAAGACATAAACAAGGCCGTGATGCTGGCGTAGGCGTGGCATGATGGTCAGGTCGCAAGAACAGAGCGTACACATTCCCTATCAAGGAGAAGATCAGCATGGCCCGAACCCGTCGCGCAGCCGCCCCGGCCCCCGAGCCGGAGCCCGTGGTCGAGGAGACCGGCGGCCAGAAGCGCGGTCCCGGCGCGCTCCAGGAGGCGCACGTCGCCTGGATCAAGGCGAACTACGACGTGGACATCGACCCCGAACACCTGTACCTCGCGCAGACCACTCGGGCGGCGTTCCGCGCCTCCGACGCCTACGAGGAGTACCTGGCGGGAGTGGACGAGGCCAAGGAGAAGGCCGAGGCCGCCAAGGCGCAGCGTAAGGCCGAGCGCGAGGCCACCAAGGCGGCTCAGGTCGAGGCCGAAGCCCCCACCGAGGAGGCCCCGAAGCCCACCCGTTCGCGGCGCGCGAAGGCAGCCCCGGCCGGTGCGGAGGCGGCGACCGAGACCCCGACCCCGGCTCGCGCACCGCGCGCCCGCAAGGCGGCGGCCACCACTCCCGGCCCGGAGCCCGAGTCGGCCCCGACGGCCGCCCCGGCCAAGCGCGTCCGCAAGGCCCCGTTCTAGCAGGACCCGCGCACGGCAACGTGTGCGGCACGGTGGAGTAGCTCAGAGGCCCTAGAGCGTCGGCGGCAGCATTGGCGTGCCACCCGTCGAAGGACGCTGGTTCGAATCCAGCCCCCACCACGTAACGGCTTCAGGGTAACCGAGACTCCCACATCTTGTCCCAAGCTCTGATGACCGTTGCCGGGGCACCCACGGTTTGGTGCACGACGAGGGGCGAGGTGCTTACGGACGGCCTCTTCCACGTTGCCATCCGGGCTTCGTAGCCTCGCCCCAACTCGTCGATTGGCCAACACAGAGGAGAAGCTGTGTCGAGAAGCGAAACGCTCTGGCTTTGCGCTATTCTCATCGTTCTGGAATGCCAGGTGACGTGGCTATGGCTGTCCCGCTGATCCGAACGAGTGAGCGTGGTGACTTCAAGAGCTGCCAGTGGTATTGGTACTGGCACTGGGTTCTGGGCTACAGCAGCCCGACCGTACCCACCTGGAGCTGGTTCGGAACGGCCTGGCATTACGCCCTCGAAGTGCGCTACCAGCCTGGAACCAAGCGAGCGTCGCTAGTCGACATCATTGACGCCTTCGAAGAGAGGGCTGGTGATGAACACCGTCGGGTGTGGGAGAAGGGCGGCGACCTCGACGATGAAGAGGTACATGACGGCATCGAGCTGGGTAAGGCCATGCTCGCCGGGTACGTCAAGAAGTACGGGGAAGACAAGCGCTGGCACGTGCTACATACCGAACAGCCCTTCCAGATTGACGTGCGGCACCCGCGTACCAATCGGCTGATCGCGGTGTACTGCGGTACCTGGGACCTGTTCGTCTGGGACACCGTAGACAAGGTATACCGGCTGGTGGACCACAAGACCCGGGCGCAGTTCAAGCAGGACTGGACGTTCTACGACCTGAACGATCAGGCGGGTTCGTACCTGTGGGTGGCCCCGGAGGTTCTCCGGAATCTCGGGATGCTGGGCCCCAAGGACCACATCGATGGCATCGTGTTCAACATGGCACGCAAGGCGATGCCGCAGCCGGTAGCCGAGGACGGCATCCGGTACAACCTACCGAAGCGCCACCACTACGAGACAGCTCTGAAGGCGGCTGGCGCAATCTCCACCGCAGTGCCACCCAAAATGGGCGTGAAAGCTCTCGCCGAGCTGGCCCTCAAGTGGGGTCTCGACGTGAAGGGCGACCCGCGCGCCGTCCAGCCCACCCCTCTCTTCCGCAGGTACACGACCGACCGAGGCATTGAGCAGCGCGTGAACCAGGGCCGCAAGGTCCTGGAAGAAGCGACGCATATGGACCTTATTCGGCGCGGTAGGCTACCCCTCTTGAAGCATCCGACCGAGGACTGCGTGCGATGTCCTCTTTTCGACGTGTGCCAGATCGAAGAGTTCGACCCGGAGGAAGCGCGGGCCATGGCAGACGCTACGCTGGTAAAGCGCGACCCGTATGCAGACCATCGGGAAGCGATGCAAGACGGCGGCGTCGAAGTTTAGGAGGGCTATGCCACCCAGGAGAAGAGCGTCTACTGGCGGTAGTGCGCACCGTAGACCGACAGCTATCACGAGCCTGCAAGACCAGGCAGCACCCCGGTATAAGAAGTGGCTCGTGCACGGCGAGAGCGACTCGGGCAAGACGGTACTGGCGGGCACTGCACCCAAGGCACTGTTCCTCACCACCGATGTGGAAGGCACCGAGAGCGCTAAGGCGCTGGGCAGTACTGCCGACGAGCTACGTATCGACAGCTTCAAGGAGTTCGTTGAGGCGGTGGCCTGGATCCGATACGGCGGCGGAGCCAGTGAGTACGAGTGGGTGCATGTAGACACCGTCACCGAGCTCGAGGAGCTCTGCTGGCAAGAGCAGCTCAGCAGCAGCGAGGTGCGTCGGGCCAGCCAGTACCAGCCCAGCAAGGCGGATTACCCGTTCGTGTGGGCCAAGCTCAAGGAGCAACTGAGCCTGCTCGGCCGCAGCCCGGTCAATACGCTGTTCATTGCGCACACCATGCGTATCGAGCGGGAGACTGAGGACGGCGAGGACACTGTCACGCTGGCCATGCCCGCCATCGGTAGCCGCAAGCGCGGTGACCTCAGTAGCGCACTCTGCGCCCAGCACGGCGTCGTGGGTTACATGCGCAAGGTGACCAGCGACGAAGACGGCGGCAGCGTTCAGCGCCAGATCCTAACGCAGTCCAGCACCCGTTGGATTGCCAGAGACCGCACAACCAAGCTGGGGACCGGTATGGTTGACCCCAGCATCCCCAAGATGCTCGCGCGTATTGCGGGCGAACAGGCGGTACCGGCGACACGGCGTCGTCGGGCTCGATAAGGAGAAGACAGCATGGCGAAGCGCACTATTAGCTTCAAGGACTACCAGGAGCCCACCTGGGAGGACTACACCGGCGAGGACCCGCCCGTCGGCAAGTGGTTCAACGCTGTGGCGAAGAAGGCCAAGTACCTCGAGGAGGACGACCAGCTCCAGATCATCTTCGAGATCAACGACGGCGACTACAAGGGCTGGGGCCGGGGGATGTACCTCCCGCTCGATCCCGGTGACAACGTCTACTGGAAGACGCAGGCCACCATCAAGGCCGTGCAGGGAGGCGTCGCCAAGGACGTGACCGTCGACTTCGAGAACCAGAAGGCTCTCGACGCCTGGGTCGCCAAGCTCAAGCCGGTCAAGCTGAAGACCGAGGAGTACAACGACAAGGTTCGCATCGCGAAGGTCGCGCCTATGCTGGCCTCGGTGCCGGACAAGGCGGCGGCCAAGAAGGAAGCCGAGCTGCCCGACGAAGTCGACGCCGGGGACGAGCCCATCGAGGACTACACCGCCGAAGAGCTGGCCGACATGGAGGTGGCCGAGCTCGAGGAGATCCTGTCCGAGGAGTTCGAGCTGCCCAAGGACGACGACGACTTCCCCAAGAAGAGCCGCCGCGACCGGGACGGCAGCAAGTACAAGGCCGAGCTCATCGAGGCCATCCTGGCGGAGCAGGAGTCCGACGATGAAGGCGGCGACGACGAGGGCGGCGAAGACCAGGAGGAGTTCGAGGACGGCTTCGACGAGGGCGGCGACGCCGACGAGGAGCCCGAGCCCGAGCCGGAGCCCGCGAAGCCCGCGCGCCGTTCCCGCGCCACGAAGGCTACTCCCGCCAAGGCAGCGGCTCCCGTGAAGGCCACCACGACCACCCGGCGTCGGCGGTCCTGATGTATCGGCCGCGTATCAGCCAGCTCATCGAGATGCTCGAAGTGGTTAAAGCCGCGCACGGAGACCTCGAGACCCAGGGATACGACAACGACCGGGACACCGTGTTCGACGGGATCGACGCGGAGTACAACAACGACGAGGGCGAGTTCTGTCTGATCACCCTCGAGGTGTCGGAGGACTAGAAACAGGCGTCGCCAGAGCTAGTGCCCACCGAGGGGAAACGCGGGACCCGGTAACCGCGCACTAGGCGCTGACACCGAAGGGCAGAGGCCGAAGCAGAACCGTAACCAATCGGCTAGCCGCGCCGAGTGAAGGTGTATAGCAGGAGGGGTCGGCCTCGTTGGGGAGGTCGGCCCCTTTCTAACGAAGGAGGAAACATGCCAACCGTCATCAACGTCAAGCGTAAGGCCACTCAGCTCGAGGCCATGCAGTACGACGGCAGCCCGGAGAGCATTGCCGAGCTGAAGGAGTGGTGCACCCACGACATCTTCGAGAACCCGCTCATGGTGAGCACTGGCGTGGGCAACTACGTCATCAGCCCCGGCGACTACGTGGTGGCCGAGAACGGCGACTACACCAAGGTCAGCTCCACTGAGTTCGCGGATCAGTTCGACGTGGTGTGACCGAATTCAACGAGGGGCCCGCTTCGGCGGGCCCTTTTTCATGCCCCGGCATCGGGTCTCAGATGAGCTCTGCGGGGAGGGAGGGCGGGAGGGCATACCCGTCTGGGGGTGCGCTCGAAAAGTCGTCTGGCGTCGGCGTCTAGAACCCAGCCCGGCCAGCGCTAGTTACAACAAAAATCAGGCCCTCGCGTGCGCAGGCGCGCTCGCGACGCGCGAGGCGATGATTTGCAGCGGCGGCCCGGCGACGGCCCGGGTTCTAGACATGATGAAGGGACCCAAGAAAAGACCTTGCAAGCGGGCCGCACGGCGGTACAGTGGCCAGGCCGCAACTAAGCCCAGCGGCACACACGCTGTGGTGCTCTCTCTGTAGCAGAATCAGACAGACAGACATCACATACGTAAAGGAAGGAGGGTTATGGCAGACGACACCCTTTTGCCGGTTGGCTTCGACACCAGCCGAATTGCGAAGACGCACCTGAACGGTCAGGAGCGCTTCGCGATGGCGGTCAGCAATGCGCAGTGCGGTGGCGGTATCCCGCAGGCTGCCTTCGTCCGGCATGTGCTGTTGCTGGGCCTGAAGGAGCTCGGCTGGACTGAAGAGAAAATGATCAAAGAGTACGCGGACTATCGCGTACGGTGCATCCAGCGCCGGGAGATCAATCCGTACGAGAGCGAGTAGCACATGGCGCGTGGTGCAGGGTGGCGCGACAAGTTCGCGCCGTGGCTCACGGGCCAGGAGGATGAGCAGGGAGAGACACGGTCGTACTGCCCGCTACACGAGGACCCCGAGACCAGTCGCACGCCCAGCGCCAGCTTCAACTTCGGTGCGGGCAAGTTCTACTGCTTCAGCCGATGCGGCGGGTACAGCATGCAGGGGCTGGTGGCAGCGATGAAGAGCGGACAGGTGCCAGAGCCTCGTGTCGAGCGCAAGCGCGACGAACTGGCCGAAAGGCGGCGGCGCAAGCGCAAGGCTGAAGGGGTAGCCGAGGCGGTACAGCTTCCGTCGGAGGCAACCATCGAGGAGTGGCGGGATGCCTTACTGGGCAACCATCTGCTCCTCAAGGAGATGCTCACGAAGCGTGGTCTGCGCAAGTCCACGCTCGCCACTTATAAAATCGGGTACGACGGGGAGAGGTTCATCATCCCAGTTCGTGACCCGCTCGGACAGCTCATCAATGTGCGCCGGTACAAGATGGGTGCCAAAGTCAACAAGATGATGAACTGGCCGGGGTACGGGGATGCAGCTCTTTGGGGCATGGACGCGTTGAAGATGAAGCGCGTCTTCCTGCATGAGGGGGAGATGGATGCCCTGTTGCAGCGGCAATACGGCTTCCCCTCCCTCTCTTCCACCGCAGGGGCCGGAACCTGGCTGGCCGAGTGGAACGTGCACTTCGTTGGCAAGATTGTCTACATCACCTATGACGTGGACCAGGGCGGCGAACAGGGCGCGCGGAAAGTGGCCAATCAACTCCGCAATGTCGCGGAGTCCGTGCACGTGGTGAAGCTCCCGTTAACGGTGGCGGGCAGCGACCAGACCGATTACTACGTGAACCAGGGCTACGGCAAGCAGAACTTCATCGACCTATGCAAGGCCACGCCGCCGTACCGCGACCGGCGGGTTAGCCGGGGTCGCGCGGTGGCGGAGGTACCCGAGGTACGGATGCGGGATAGCTTCGACCCTTCGCTGGTAGATCAGCCCGTCTCAATGGTGGCGACCATCTCTGGCCGTAGCGCCACCCCGACGGCCCTCCCGCGCAGTTACGCCCTCAACTGCGGTCAGGATTGGCAGAAGACCAAGTGCACAGTGTGCCCGATGAACGACCGATGGGGCGGCGAGCATAAGGGCGAGGTTCCAGCCGACGACCGTGTGCTGTTGCAGATGATGGACCTGCCAGACGACAAGCGACGCGGGGAGCTGCTGCGGAGCCTGGAGGTACCGGGTACCTGTCCGCGTGTCGAGGTGCATCTGGAAAGCCAGTGGCGCGTCGACGAGTTGGCGGTGGTTCCTAATATCGACGACCCCGAGGACAGCGATGGCGACCAGGTCCTCCGTCGGGTGTTCAACGTCACCGAGGCTGGCAAGCTGACGGCCGTCAACACTACGGCACGCCTGACGGGTATCAGCACGCCGAACCCCAAGAGCGGGCAGGTGGTGTTCCAGGCTTGGGGCTTCGAGGAGACCAAGACCAGCCTCGATAGATTCGAGATGACGGGAGACCTACGTGGACTTCTGGAGGCTGTCTTCCAGCCGGGACCATCACAGTCCCCAATGGATAAGCTGCAAGAGCTGGCTCGGGACCTGGCTGCCAATGTCACGCACATCTACGGACGACCGGAACTGCACATTGCGTACGACCTGGTCTGGCACTCGGTCCTTGACTACTCTTTCCGGGGTAACCGTCTCGGCAAAGGTTGGCTCGAGCTTCTCGTCATGGGTGACACCAGAACGGGTAAGAGTGAGGCGGCAGAACGGCTCCGGCATCACTATCAATGTGGGGTACTCAAGAGCTGCGAGGGGGCTACCCTGGCTGGTCTGGTCGGGGGTGCCCAGCAAATCGGCAACAGCTGGGTCATCACCTGGGGCACAATCCCCCTTCAGGATAGAAGGCTGGTAATCCTCGATGAAGTCAGTGGTATGAATGACAAGAACATCATCGAGCAGATGTCAGCGGTGCGCAGCAGTGGCCGAGCGCAGGTCAGCAAGATTGTTAGTCAGGAGACTTTTGCGAGGACCCGTACCATCTGGATTAGTAATCCGGTTGATGGTCGACCCATCCAAGCCACAAACAATGGCGCTATTGACGCTATCCAGATGCTCATCAAGAACCCAGAGGACATCGCCCGGTTCGACTTCGCGATGGTGGCGGCGCAGGAGGATGTGAATAGTGCGATCATCAACAGTGCGGCCCCTCCACGGGCACCACATCGGGCCACTCGCGACCTCGCAAGTGCTCTTGTTACCTGGGCATGGTCCCGTCGTCCTGATCAGGTTCACTGGAGCAAGGGCGTGGAGCGTCACGTACTGGCCTGCGCCGAAGAACTCGGGGGCCGCTATATTGCTGACCCTCCGTTGGTGCAGCCTGAGAACGTACGGGTCAAGCTTGCCCGGCTCTCGGTGGCCGTTGCTGCCCGGCTCTTTAGTCACAGTGGTACCGGGGAAGAAGTCCTCGTAAAAGAGGAGCACGTTGACGCAGCAGTGGAGCTGCTCGACATGCTGTATGGCAAGCGATGGTTCGGGTACGCTGACCACAGCAGAAAAGAAATACGGGCGCGTCAGAACGCTCGAGACTACGACCAGCAGTGTCGGTTGTTCTTGGCGGGCAACGAGCCTATCCTCGAAACGCTCAAGACCACCATCAACGACACGCAGTTTCGGGGCCGCGACTTCACGGAGTTCGGTGGTGTCACGCCCGAGGAGGCTACGCAGGCCGTGGCAGCCTTGCTGCGCATGGGTATGGTCCGCCGTCGCAGTAAGGGGTACATCAGCATGACCCCGGACCTTATCCGCATTGTAAGAGACCTGGAGGAATAGTGGCTGCGTTCAAGAGGAAGAAGCCGGTGGTGGTGCTCGGGGCTGGCCCGGCCGGTCTACTGGCTGCGCATGCTGCGGAGGAGAGGGGGAGGGAGGTCACTGTATACAGCTCTCCCGGGCCCGACGGCAACCCAGCCAAGAGCGAGCTTCACGGGTGTCAGTATCTGCACGCCTCTATCCCGGGAATAGATACCGGTGTGGTCGCGGGTAAGAGCGTGCGGTACTTCCTGAACGGCTACCCCGAGGATTACCGGCGCAAGGTGTACGGTGCAGCGTGGGACGGGGCTGTCAGCCCCGACGAGTACGGCGCGGAAGCCAACCATCTGGCCTGGGATCTGCGTAAGGTGTACGACGTGCTGTGGGAGCGGTGGTTCCCGCGCATTGAGCCTGCCGTCATCACCCCCATGAAGGCTCTCGAGTTCTCGTACCTGCTACCCAAGGTGCTGTGCACCATCCCGGCGAAGTCGTTGTGCCGCAAGCAGGAGGACCACAAGTTCGTGACACAGGACGTGTGGGCGATGGGCGGTCCCCGAGAGGACTTTGCTACGCAGCGTTCCATGCCGTACTACGCGCCAGACATGACGGTGGAGTGCAATGCGCACGAGAGCCCACGCTGGTACCGCGCGGCCACTGTGTTCGGCCACAGCACGCTCGAATGGCCTGACGGGCCCAAGCCACCCATCTCCGGCATCGCGCGCGTACAGAAGCCGCTGAGCACTGACTGCGACTGCAACGTCGGGCGTACCTGGCACCGCCTTGGCCGCTACGGAAAGTGGCGCAAGGGCGTTCTCGTGCATGAGGCCTATTACGAGACGCGGGGGATGCTGTGACCGGGCTAACCCTCCCGGCCCTCCTCCGTCGCAGGCTGGAGGCGAATGTCAGACGTACGGGCCGGGTGGGCATCGCGCTCAGTGGGGGTATTGACTCGTGTTCGGTGCTGGCCGCGTGCTTGCGTCGGGGTATGCGTCCCGTAATCATCAGCTACACGCCGGACACCCACGAGTCGACTGACCACGCCTACGCCCGGACCAATGCCGCTCTCCTAGATCTATCGTTCTATAGCGCCGAAGTGAGCACCAAGCCTGCCGACCTGGAAGCGCTGGCACGTACAGTGATAGGGCACGGCTACCGGACCAAGATGCAAGTCGAGTCCCTCGCGCCCATGGTGCTCATTGCCGAGGTGGCTGCTGCGGCGGGGGTCAGCGTGTTGTACACCGGCGACCAGGCTGATGGGTACTACATAAACGGGAACTGGATCAGCCGAAACTACGACCGAGCACAGGGCATCCCCGGCCCCGAGCGCCAGCATGTACGCGAGGATGGAAACAGCACGCGCATAGATGCCCTGCGCCGCATCTACTGGGACGAGGACCGTGGTAACTGCGGTGCGGTGCAAGCCATCTGCGCCGAGGCTAGCGTGCGGGCCATCATGCCGTACCGCGATGAGCGCATCGCTGCGGCATTCAGCGGTACGCACTGGCGCGAGGTTAACGAACCGCGCCTGAAGGAGCCAGCGTGGCAGGCCTTCCCCGAGCTGCGCACCGAAGGCACGCAAGGAATCTGGGTACGCGAAAAGCCGGTGAACCTGCACAGGGGCGACAGCCTGTTTGCCGAGGTGATGGGGCGCAAGCTCATGGAGAGGTTCCCGGGACCGTGGCGGACCCCGACGGGCCTGTACGCGGCAATGGCGAGGGGTGAGGTATGAAGACGGTGTGGGTAGTGGTGTACAGCAACTACGACCCGAACGAGGTCGACTCGTTGTGGGAGACCGAGAAGCTAGCGGAACGCCGGGTGGCAATGCTCGGTCGGGGCTGGAAGGCCGTAGAGTGGGAAGTAGGCAGCGAGAAGGACGGCGACTTGTTAGCTCCGGAGGAGAAGGCATGAAGCCGGTTGTCGGGTTGGACCTAGACGGGACGCTACTCGACTACTACCCGCACTTCCTGCGGTTCGCCACGCAGTACTTCGGGAAGCCCATCGACGAGCACGGGTATGACGCGCGCATCTCGCTGGCCAAGTACCTGGGCGTGAGCAAGCAGAGCTATCGCGCGTGCAAGCTGGCCTACCGGCGCGGCGCGATGAAGCGTTCGCTGCCGCCCCTCCCCCTCCCCTTTCCGCAGGTGATGGACCTTACGCACACGGTGCGTCGGTGGGGTGTCGACATCTGGTTCTGCACCACTCGGCCCTACCTCAGCCATGACGAGGTGGATGACCATACCAGACACAATCTGCGCCGCAATGGAGCCTTGTATCAGGGCATCATTTGGGGTGAACACAAGTACCGTGAACTGGTGCGCACGGTGGGTGGCGATAGGGTGGCGGCCGTACTCGATGACCTACCAGAGCAGTGTCGGAGAGCAGAGGCTTTAGGGCTGCCCGTGGGGTTTGCCCAGCGATACCACAACGAGCGGCAGTACAAGGCGATATCGGTCGGGGGTCAGTTTGGTCCGTGGCCAGCGCTGCGTACCCATGAAGAGACACTTGACTGGCTGCGGGAGCAGCTCGATAAATGGAAGGCAGAGCAATGACTATAGATGAAATGTTCGACCGCAACGGCTACTACATCGAGGACCTCGAAGGGGAGACCAGGTACGTGACCCGCGACGAACGGGGTCGGGCGGTCTTCGGTCCGCGTCAGCGTCGTACGCACGGCTGGATGGCCAAGCTGCACCCGCGCAACCGGCGGCGTAACGGGGCCGTGGTCGGGGCTGAGAGCCAGGAGGGGTCGACGATGGAGCTGGAGACCGAAGCGGGTACGCGCTGGGGCCGCCTGAGGGCCCGCTGGCGGGACGCCGAGTTCCACAAGGCCGTGCAGCACACTGCCATCGATGTCACGATGTGGGGCTGCGGTCTCTCCCTCGTGGCTGTCGCCGCTAAGTGCGCGTACTGGGTGGTGATGCTGTGAAGCCGCACGCGTTCAAGGGCTCCGGTCCAGGGTTCGAGTGTCTGTATGTCGCGGGCTCCGAGGACGGCGCGCGCCAGTGCAAGAAGCAGGTCGCCGACCCCATCCACGTCGTGGTCAGGCCGCCGAGCGTGCTCGAGAAAATCCAAACCTTCCCGGAGCACTTTACGGTTCGCGGGCAGTTCTGGCCGGGGTCGTCTATGGCGGTGTGGCAGGGGCACAGCGATGCAGTGCTGGCACTGCTCAAGAAGAAGGACGTCGCGTACGGCAACGCCTGGCAGAAGCAGGGCTACATGGGTAACCTGGCCCGGATCCTGAGCAAGACCAGCCGCCTCAAGAACATGCTGTGGCGGGACGAGGTAGAGTCCGTGGTTCCGGAGGGGCAAGACGAGTCGGTGCTGGACACGCTGTACGACCTGTCCGCGCTGTGCGCACTGGCCATTGCCAACATCGAGGAAGGGAACCGGTGGGGCAAGTGAGCAAAGAGCCGAAGTACGACGCCTCCAAGGCCATTCGGCCAGGGTACCGAGTGCAGCCGGGGGCCACGAACGGGCCGTACCACTGGGGCAACGGGCCGAAGCCGGAGGGTAAGCTTTCTCGGCTGCTGAAGGCGCTGGTGAGGAAAAAGTGACCAGTATCGACAACGGCCTGCGGAACGAGTACTGCGGTGCTGCGGACGAGCATCCGAAGCATCTGGTAATGGCCAACGAGGTGTACTGCGACGGGGTACCACGGCCGGAGCCGTTCGTTGAACTCACCGTCCGGGCCAGTCTAACCGAACTATTTGGTGAGATGCAGGTGTCGCACGAACAGGCCTTGCACCTCGTCGGCAAGTACGGCCTCGGGATGCTCATCGACTGTATCGGCAAGCCCGAGACGGCCATGGTCCTGCGGGTGAGGAGCGGGGATGGGCAAGACAAGGTGTACCCGCTCATCAGTAGCGGTTCGGGCTACAAGGCGGTTGTCGATGCCCCCGGGTTCTAGCGAGGCTGGCCGTCGGGTGCTGTTGCGGCGGCTGTATGCCAGGTACGCCGTAGATCCCGCGTTACGGCGCGTTCGGGCCGAAGCCGGTGGTGCGCTGGTGCCCGGCGATGGGCCTACGAACCCGCGCCTACTGTTCGTCGGCGAGGCTCCGGGGGCTAAGGAGCATCTAGCCCGTAAGCCTTTCGTCGGAGCTAGTGGCGAGCTGCTGAACGAAATGTTGGAGTCGGTGGGTATCGAACGCTCGGAGGTGTTCATCACCAACGTGGTCAAGTACCGGCCCCGCAACAACCGGGACCCCGAACCTGCGGAGGTGGAGGCCGGGAGGGCTTACCTGTGGCGCGAGCACGCGCTCCTGGATTACCCGCCCCTCGTGGCTCTCGGGCGACACGCTGCGAACGCTGTCGGGGCAACGGCCCTCGGCGAGTGGTCGTATGTCGGCGGGTCGTTCGCGCCCGTGCTGTACCTGCGGCACCCGGCATACGGTATCTACCAGCGGTCCAACCGACCGCTCATGTTCGAACAGTTCAAGGCCGTTCTGGAGGTCCCGAATGCTGCTGTCCGATAGGACCATCAACGCCCTGCTCTTTTCCGGGGATGTCAAGATCGTACCCAGGCCAGAAGAGCAACAATTCCAGCCCATCAGTGTCGACCTACGGCTCGGCAACTCCTGGGCCCGGGAAACGGCCGACGGCGGGATGGATACCCCTTCCCGATACATCGAAAGCCACACGGTCATTCGCCCGGGCGAGTTCATGCTCGCCTGCACGATGGAACGCATCACGCTCATTCACCACATCGCGGGGCTGGTGCACGGCAAGAGCACCTGGGCGCGGCGTGGGCTGATGGTGGAGGCGGCCGGGTTGGTGGACCCCGGGTTCGACGGCACCATCACGCTGGAACTGAAGAACATGAGTCACTCCCCCATCTACCTCTCCGCAGGTATGGCCATCTGCCAGATCACCTTCCACGCTACGGACGTGGCAGTCGGTCGCCCGTACGGTTCGGCTGGACTCGGGTCTCACTACCAGGGCCAGACCAGAGCGGAGCCCGCTCGTGGCTAAGCGAGTTTCTCTCTGGCAATCCTTTCTCTTTGGGCTCCTGTGCTTTCTGTTCGGGGTGACGTTGGTGTGCGCCATTATCCTCCCGGGTGGGGCGGAGCACTTTCCGGACTTCTGGACGGCGGTCTGCCGATGAGCAAGCTGAGTAGTCGCGGTGCGTAAGCGCGCCGAGCTGCACGGGCACACCACCTTCAGCCCCGGGGATGGATTCAAGATGCCCGAGGAGCATCTAGAGGCGTGCGCGGAGATGGGCATAGAGGCTCGGGCGTTCACTGAGCATGGCAACGTCAGCAGCCACGCCAACGCTGAGCGCGCGGCAGCGAAGGTGGGCGTGAAGGACATCAAGGGCTGCGAGCTGTACTGCGAGACGCCTGATGAGCGCGGCCAGCTCAAGCACCACTTGACGGTGCTCGCGATGAACGATACGGGCCTGCACAACCTGTACCAGATCGTGACGAAGAGCTGGGACAACTTCCGCTACAAGCCGACCACGACCGGGGAGATGCTGGCCGAGCATAACGAGGGGCTCGTCGTGCTGAGCGGCTGCCTGGGCGGACGGCTCGCTACTGCGGTGATGGGAGGGAAGGGTGAGGGCGATAAGAAGTCGGCAGACTTGGCAGCGGGCATTCGTGTTGCCAGCCAGTTTCGAGAGGTATTCGGGGACCGTTACTACCTGGAGGTACAGGCGCACCCACTGCTCGAAAAGCAGAAGGCTTACAATCGAGCCTTGGGTCGCATTGGGGGAAGGCTCAGCATACCGCTCGTCGCGACTGGTGACGTGCATTACCCGACGGAAGCCGACCAGGACATGTACCCCGTCCTTCACGCCATTGACCGGGGAGGGAGTCGCAACACGGTTGAAGCCCAGGCGCAGAGCTGGGAATACGGGTTGGTTCTGGCTCACCAAACGGGTGATGCCGTATACAGCGGACTCCTGGAGACCGGGCTACGTAGCAGTACGGCTGAACGGGCGGTGGGTACAAGTCTGGAGATTGCCGATAGATGCAACGTCACGCTACCGAAACTTAAGGACCTGGTATTCCCAGGCACTAAGCCGTCGCGGGAGCTGTTCATGCAGTGGCTCCGAGAAGGATGGCGGTACCGGGGTCTTCACGCCCTGGTGGGAGCGGAGCGAAAACGGTATCTAGACCGCCTGAAGTACGAGACCGAGCTGATTCTGTCGAAGGGGTTCACGGACTACTTCCTGGTTATTTCGGAAATGGTGAAGTGGTCCAAGCAGAACGGTATCCCGGTCGGCCCCGCCCGTGGCTCGGCGGCTGCGTCACTGGCCTGCTGGCTGCTGCGCATCACTGAGGTCAACCCGATGCTGTTCCCCAACCTCATCTTCGAGCGGTTCATCGATGTCAACCGGCACGACCTGCCGGACGTGGACCTGGACTTCGACGACGAGCTGCGGTACAAGGTGCGCGACCACCTGGTCGACCTGTATGGCGCGGAACGGGTGGGCAACATCGGCACCTTCACCATGTACCGGGGCAAGAACAGCCTCGACGACGCGGCCAAGGTGTTCAACATCCCCAAAACTGCGGTGGAGGAGGTCAAGGGAGGGCTACTTGAAAGGTCGTCAGGTGACCTACGGTACGGCCAGACCATCGAGGATAGCCGAGAGCTGTTCCCCAAGGTGGCCAAGGTGTTTGCCATGTGGCCCGACCTGGAGACCGCCCAACGTCTCGAAGGCAACATTAAAGGCTTCAGCGTGCACGCTGCGGGCCTTGTGGTGGCGAACGGCCCCTTGACCCAGAACCTCGCGGTGTACAAGCGCACGACGCCGAAGGGCGAAGTCATCGGAGAGGTGCTCTCGATCGACAAGTACGACGCCGAGTACCTGAACGTGCTGAAGATTGACGCACTGGGCCTTACCACGATGGGCCTCATTCGCCGGGCGCTGGGCATCATAGGTATGACGCTGGAGGAGCTCTATGCTGTTCCTTTGGATGACCAAAAGGTCTACGACGGTTTCAAACGCAACGAGGTCATCGGAATCTTTCAGTTTGACGGTCGTGCTATGCGGTCGGTTAACCGAGAGGTTAAACCTGATACTTTCGCTGAAGTCTGTGACATCAACGCGCTGGCCCGTCCCGGTCCGCTACACAGTGGCGCGGCGGCTGAGTACATCCAGGCGAAGCACGGCAAGAAGATGGTGGAGAAGCTACACCCGGTCCTGACCGAAATCACGGCGCACACCAACGGCCAGATCGTGTACCAGGAGCAGATCCTCCGTACCGTCCGCGAGCTGGGCGGGTTCTCGTGGGAAGAGGCCGCCCTGGTCCGTAAGCTCATCAGCAAGAAACAGGGCGAGCAGGCCTTCAACCGGCTACAGGCTAAGTTCATGGAGGGGTCGGGCGAGCTCGGGGTACGGCCGGTGGTGGCCGGGCGCATCTGGAAGCAGCTCGTGACAGCAGGCGCGTACGCCTTCAACGCGGCGCACTGTGTGTCGTACGGGATGCTGGCCTACTGGACAATGTGGCTAAAGCAGAATCACCCGCTGGCCTTCTACTGCGCGGCGCTGAGCAAGTACAAGGACGAAGACAAGGTGCTCGACATCCTGAAGGAGGTTACCAGCAAGGGCATCCGGGTGCTCCCGCCAGATCCGGAGATGTCTCAGCTCACGTGGTCCATCGAAGGTGAAGCGCTGCGGGCTGGCCTCGTGCAGGTGAAGGGGATTGGCGAGAAGACGGCCGAGCTGATGCTTGAGTACCGGCCGCTGTGGAGGCGCACGGTTGGTCGTCGGGTGGAGATGGAGTGGGCCGACTACGTAGCGGTCAGGGGTATCGGCCCGGCCACCATGAAGAGGGTGCAGGAGTTCTGCGCACAGGACGACCCGTTCGGTATTCACGAGCTAAAGCGCACGCTCGACAGAGCGCGGTGGTGGCTGGACAAGCACGGTGAACGCGCTAACCTCCCCTTCCCCTCCTCGCGCAGTGAGACCGTGCCATACGAAGCCATTCGGGGCGAGCATGTCTGGCTCGGCCGAGTGGTGCACCGTAACCTCAAGGACATATACGAACTACACCGCTCCCGAACCGGCGAGGAGCTGGACCCCAAGAAGGTGAAGGAGCCGCAGTACGTCAACTACGCTGTGATCCTGGGCGTTGACGAGACTGGGCCGCTGACAATTACCGTGCACCGGTATGGCGGTCTGTATGAGAAGTACAAGGAGGATATCTGGGACCTGGACCCGGATAATGACCTCTTGCTAGTGCGGGGCTACAAACGAGCGGAGTACCGGCGGGCGCTGTACGCCACCGAGCTCCATGTCCTATCGATGGAGAGATAATGAGACTTTCTGAAGTTGAGCTCGACGGTGAAGTTCTCCGGGTGCCGCTGAGCCAGAAACCGCTTTACTGGGACCGCCGTCTCCCAGTGTCGGCCAATGTGCAGATGGTTCAGACGTACATCGACAAGTACACGCCCATGCTCCCGACCGGGTGCTACTTCGACGAGGCCAGCATCCTGGCTCCGGGCATCGGTGCGAAGGAGGGTCTGGTCCGGGAACTCATGGTGGGCGGGTGGCGGCTGTTCAATGAGGCTACTGACCTCGTGTTCACCAACCCGTTCGGCACCCGGTATGCCGTGGCGTACACCTTTCTCCGACACCCCCACCGCACCTGGCGGCTCGAGGTAATGCGCATGGACGAGGCCACTCGGGACAAGCGGTACGGCTTCAGCCCGCTGCATCAGGCGCTCTGGTACCCGGAGGGCGCGGTGCCGACCTGGGGCCAGTGGTCGGAGCTGCCTATCCCGCACCTGAGCTTCAAGGTGCCGACGCAGCGGGCATACTCGGACACCATCAAGGCCATGCAGGCCAACGCGTTCATTCACGCGCAGACCTGCCAGTCGACGTACGGCGCGTTCAGCTACTGGATCCACAACGACGCCATGCGCCAGGTCTACGTCAAGCCGCGCGTGAACCTGCGGGACGGAGGGGAGGGGTGACCAAGAAGGTGCTGGTCGTCGGAGCCCGTAAGGGTTCGCTCGGCGAGGAAGTTGCCATGTACGCGGCGCTCGCGGCGTACGACGTGGTGACTGCCGGAATAGCTGGAGAAGAGCGCACGCTGTCGCTAGGTTCGAGCGTGCTGAGCCTGGCGGCCTTCCTGGAGAAGGAGCAGCCGACGCACGTGGTGTGCACTGTCGGCATCAACAACCCCGAGCAGGACTTGGACCCGGATGCCCTGCAGGAGTGGTACCGCTGGCACTTCGGTGTCAACGTTGTCATGCCGATGAAGCTGCTTCAGGCGTGGACCATGGTGCTGGCCAACAATGACACCGAACGGGTGCCGCACCACTACGTAGCCATCAGCAGCAACAGCGCGCACGTGCCGCGTTCTGGGTCGGCGGCGTACTGCGCCAGTAAAGCGGCGCTCAGCATGGCGCTACGCGTCAAGGCGCGTGAGCTGAGTGGTGCGGGGTCGAACCTGTTCGTGTACGGCTACGAGCCGGGGCTACTGGCTGACACGCCCATGACGGCCGACACTGTGGCGCAGTTCGGGCCGGGGCGACTCACCCGGATGCGGGACCAGCGACTGGCCGGGGGCATGGCCAAGAGCTCGCTTGCCAGCCTTATCGTGCACAACCTGGGATCGGGGCCGGAAGTCAACGGGTGCATGTTCCGCCTCGATGCGGACGAGTCCTGAAGGCGTGGCGGCTTGCTTGTCGGGCCCTGGCCTGACATAGTTTCGTTAGACCTTACAGGGCGGTTACTTCGCGGTGCGCCGCCCGATGGTTGCGGTACGGGTCACGACCCCCGTCTCGTACTGCACGCGGAGAGTGAAGGCTCCGTGGCTCGGCTCGGCTACCGGTTTTGAGGAAGGGCTGGTAGTCGAGGGCATTCGGTTAGCCACCTGAATCCGGGTTCGATTCCCGGCCGAGCACGAGTGCCCCGGGAAAGGGGCGCACTACCCGGGAGGGATTGTGAGTAAGAACAACAACGGCGGCGGAGACTACGGGGCGGCGTTCGTTCTGCTGGTCGTCATTGTCGCTATCGTCGTCTACGTACTAGTGAAGACTGTGGGACAGGCATGACAGACGAATACATTACCGACCACCCGTACCAAGGTGAGCTGCGGGCGGGGGCCTCGTGCCAGTTCATTCACGACCGTACTCACCCGCTTCAGGTTGCGGAAATCTGCGGGCAGCAGGCCATGGCGCACGCCAACCCCGGGTCGACCGAGCAGCGGCACCTCATCAACACGCATCCGCACGACTTCGTGCCGCAGAAGAGCGAGCCCACGCTGTGCGACTATCGCCTCGACCTCGGCGGAACCCGGATCTGCGGGTACCCGCAGATGTTGCATGTCTGGGCCGAGCTGGACCGGCGCGAGGCCGCCCGCAAGGCCATGATGAAAGGTCAGCTCGTTCGCAAGGCCGATGCGCAGCAGTACGAGCGGCAGCCGATGCCGGACGCGGCGCGGCTCGGACCGACCGTCACGCTCATCGATGCGCCGGTTGATCCGCTGGGCACGCTGGCCGTCATCGGCGGTATCTACACCGGGCAGGTGGCCCGGTCGAAGTCCGAGGTGACCGACGAGCAGCGGCGGCAGATGCTGGCGGACATGCAGGCGACGACCCTCGACGGGCCACTCGAGGCCATCCAGTTCACCTTCCTGGTCGAGGGAGTGTCGCGGGCCTTCACGCACCAGGCGGTGCGTAACCGCTTCAGCTTCTTCGCGCAGGAGTCCTTGCGGTTCGCGGTGGCGGAGGACTGGGCGCAGGAGGTGCCGCTACCGCCCTCCCTCGCTTCCCTCCCGCAGGACGCCCCGGCGGTGGGAGTGTGGCGCAAGGCCATGAACCAGAGCGAGGACAACTACAACGCGCTCATCGGGGCGGGCATGCCTGCCGAGGAAGCGCGCGACGTACTGGTGCATGCCATCACGACGCGGTACTACTGGACAGTCAGTCTGCGCACGCTGTTGCAGGAGGCTGGGAAGCGTACCTGCACGCAGGCTCAGTTCCACTGGCGTCAGGCGTTCGCGGGCGTGGCTAAGGCGCTGCGGGAGCGGGGCTCAGCTGGTTTTAGCGAGGAGTACTACCGCACCGAAGCTGACAGCATGGAGTACATCTACCGCGATGGTGACGGCTGGCAGTACACCGCGTTCGCCGACCTCGTTCGGCCGGTGTGCTATCAGCAGGGCAAGTGCGGGTTCATGGCCAAGTTCGACCGGGGCTGCACCATCCGTGCGCGGGTGGACGCCAACGAGCGTCTCGGTCGGCCCAGCAGCGAGTGGGGCAGCGAGTACGACGTGGTACCGCCTCATGAGGTGGTGGTCGGCGTCGGCCCCAAGAGCGTGGTCGTGGATGCCAACGACACGCCGTTGTTCGTCGGGGCCATCGACCCCCGGGAGTGGGCGGCGGATCCTGCGGCGGCGAGGGTGGTGGGGAGGGATGGGTAACGACCGGCCCGGCTACAATCCGAATCCGTACCGGGGTCGCCCGGTCAAGAAGGGGAAGGCCGCTAAGAAGGGTCAGAACACCGGGATGTGCAGCTTCGGCCGCGCGGTGGGCGCGCTGCTGCTGGGTCTGGTCGGTCTGTGGGCAGCGGCTCTGACCGTAAATCTGATAGGAGTGCTGTGATGGCAGGCATCAAGGACATTCCTCCGGACGTGCAGTTCCCGAAGTGCTGCCCGGGTAAGAAGGCGCTGTACGCCGCCAGTCGCGGGAAATGGCGGCTGGCTCAGCGGTACGGGCGGATGGCTGTTCGGGGCTGGGTGGGGCTGTGAGTAGCCGAGACCGCCTCACGTTGTACGTGTTCATCGTCGGGGCTGTGCTGGCCTGCCTGCTCGGGGTCATGTACGCGCCGCTACCGCACTAAGGAGAAGAGATGCAGACAGTACGAGTGGGCGAAGAGCCCAAGAGCCACTATGTGGCGGTCGTGCAGATCAAGGAGGTGACACCTCCCTACCGGGCGGCGGGGGCCAGTGGCGTGGGCAGCCCGCAGGTTATCGAGCGCCAGGTCGAGGACACCACCTCGTTCACGGTTCGCGGGGAGGACCTGCACGACGTGCTCCGGCGGGTGCGGCTACACATCACCACCGCCATTGAACTGGAGGGTGGGGAGTGAACAAGCAGGAGGCCCTCGAGGCCATCCTCACGAACGCACGCCGGTACGAGCACTCGCACGAAGAGGTGCGGAAGTGGTCGTCAGGGGAGATCGAGGATGCCTTGCTGGAAGCGGCGCGGGACCTTGACCGCCTGGTGGCTCGGCGGCGGTCGGACGGGCCGTTCCCTCGCGGCGAGCTGGTGCGGCTGGGGGCACAGTTCCGCGATCGGTTGACACGACTGGCCGGTGCAGCGCTGGAGCTTCTCATAGATGAGGTGGAGGTGGTCGAGGGCCGGGCGCTCGAGGAGTGGCTGGGCGCGAGCGGCGATTTCCACCAGTCCTTCGGGGAGACGTACGGCTCGGCTTCGCGGCCGGAGCCGACGCCGGTCAACGGCGGCATCGTCGGCAAGGCCCCGGTCGTGATTCACTACACGACGCCCCCGCCGTCTCCTCCGCAGATCATCGTGGTGCCGGACGGGAGGCGTCGTGCCTGAGCTCGTGCGTTACGAGGTGGAGATCGAAACCCGGGTGGTTATCCGGGCCAGCGGCTCAGCCGACGGAGGTGTCGTCGGGGAGTACGTCGTCCGGAGTACCCCGCCGCTCACTATGTCTTCGGGGAAGCCGAACGCCATCCCGAGCCTCGTGGATCAGGCGATGGCCAAGAACGCCAAAGCTGCCAAGACGATGGCGGCGGGCGTGGACAATACGGAGAGGACTCGGCTGAGGTGAGCTGGATCCTGTTCGGCCAGATAGCCGGGCTGATGACGCTCGCGGTGTTCCTCGTGATTGGTGGGCACGGCGCGAGGACGCCTACAAGCGGCGCGAGGACGCCTACAAGCGGCGCGAGGACGCCTACAAGCGAAAGGAGAACGGGCTGTGAGGCATCGCTTCGACGGGGTGGTTGGCGGGCTGTGCCAGGACCAGCCGCCCGGAGAGACGCCGTGCGGGCTGAACTACTCAGCTTCCCTGCACTACAACGACGACGACCACCCCTTCGACGCTGGGAGCCCGGCGGGTGGTTCGTGCGTCTGGCAGATGCAGAACCTGCCTGTTGGAACAGCCGGGGGTGAGTATTACTGCTTCCGCCTACTGGGGGACCCGGTGCACCAGCACCGCTCCGACATCACGGTCGTCATGCAGCACCCCGTCCCGGAGCCGCCGTTTCCGTCGGGTCGGTTGTACGGGAGTTCGGCCGACGCGCCTGCGGAGGACGGGCCGGGGGAGTTGCAGCCGCCGTACGCCGCCGTGATGAAGCCTGAGTTCGTGGACAGCACGGGGAAGGAAGGTTCGGCGGCGCGGAACGGAGACGTGGCGGCGCGGGCGGCGTGGGCGTTGCGGAACGGAGACGAGGTGAGCTCGGGGCCGTGGCCCGTCCGGCAGTGGTTCTGCGGGGACGGTGGCGCTCCCGAGTGGTGGGAGAGTCCCGGAGAACTGATCGCGGCGCTGAACGTGGCCGGGGAACCGTTCGTGTGTGAGACGTGGTGGTACGCGCAGGACCGCCGGATGGTCCGCGTGCAGTGGGGCGTGCTGCTCGGGGCGTCGGTGGAGGAGTTGTACGCAGCGGTGGAGTCATGGTCGACGGAGTAATGCGGTGGGGCGTGTGGTTCGAGGGGCGGTCCGTGACTTCGGTTGCGGATGGCCTCTCGGCCTTTAGGGTCGAAGCAGCTTATCGAGCTTGCGGGTGGAGTGAGGCGATCGTGGTGTGGTCGTCTGACGGTGCGCACTGGTACCCCGTCGACCGGGCCTCTGTCTTCCGCCCTGACCCCGCTCCGCCCCCGCAGGCCCGAGGCTGGGTTGAGGCGTGGCGTAGAAGGGGTAGGAAAGCGGTTTCATTTAGCCGTAGGGGCACGAGAGGAGCCGAGGGGTACCCTCGGTAGGGGTTTGGGCTTTCTAGACCGATCTTCCCTGTTGGGATGTACATACATAGGCGGTGCGGTGTGGCGGGTACGGACGAGTTGCTTGGGCCGGGAGAAGTGTTCGACCCCGGACCGGGGTTGGTGGTGGTGTGGGCCGACCCGGGAGTCACTACGGGCTGGGCGGTGGTGCGGGTGCCCATCCGTGCGCTGCTGCGGCTCGGACAGGTCGAGAGCGTGCGCTTCATGTGGTGGCGCGTCGGGCAGTATCGGTCGCCGGGGACCACGGCGTCGGTGTCGTCGTATCTCGCGCTGTGCCGGGCTGCGTGGGAGAGGGCGGGGGAGGAGGACGTGGTCGTCATCGGGTACGAGGGCTTCTCGTTGCAGATGCTCTCGACTGACCCGGCGCTCCTGGAGCCGGTGCGGTTCGAGGCCGTGTTGCTCGACAGGCTTGCGGCGGCGTCGGCGGCGGCGTCGACGGCGGCGGGCGGGGGTGTCGTCGCTCATCGACAGATGCCGGGGGAGCGTACGGTCATCACGGATGCTCGGCTGCGGCTGTGGGGTCTCTGGGTGCCGGGGATGGATCACGGCCGAGATGCGCTGCGGCACGCTCTCGTCTTCCTGCGCCGGTTCGCGTCCCAGGAGATGTTGCGGAAGCGGGTCGGCTGGGATGGTTAGGGGTTTAGGGGTTAGGGGTAGATTCTCTAGCCGCCGCCGCCGCTATACGTAAAAAAATCCGGACCTCACGAGCGCTCGTGCGCGCACGCGACGTGCGAGGCCCGGAAATTCTAAGCTGGCGGTTGGCGCGGGCTTGGAGAACCGCGGGGTAGGTACGTACGGACTACGGGGTAATCTAGAGAATGCCTAGTAGAAACGGATCGATCTCTCTCTTTCTTATATCTCTCATATGAGGGATAGGGGTTTTACCAAAAGACGTATGGTCCCTGTGTCAAGGGTGTAGGTTGGGACCCATGGGATACAGGAAGGTTTACCTGACCATCGAGGAAGAGGAAGACATCGAGAGCATCAAGAATGCTCGGGAGAAGGAGGGCCGGGAAGGGGCTGCCTACAACGCTATCCTCAAGGAGGGGCTGGCTATGGTCATGGATAAGGAACTAACCCTTAGGGTGCAGGGCCGTACCGAAGTAGTTAGCGAAGCTAATGAGAAATCGCAGACGGTTCGGTCTCGAAGGGGCCGCCGTCAGCATGTCTAAGTACGTAGGAACACTGCGCGGGGCGCTCGAACGCGTGGTGTACGAGGTCGTGAAGTGCGTGCTGACGGAAACGTATAGGCTCGAGTGCTGGCAGTGTGGTGCGGATTCGGGTAAGTGGTGCAGTGGAACTTCTTCTCCTTTTCCCCACGCGGCCCGCCTTAAGAAGGGCGTCAACGCTATGCTGAGGGCCAACGTGACCATTCCGACGGAGGAGGATCAATGACAGAACCGAGTGAGTACGGCGGCTATCCGGGGCCGATTCAGCCCGAGCCGCATCAGCTGACAGCGGCCGAAGAGGCGCGCCTGATGCGTCGTGTCAACCCGACGGATCCGGGCGATTCGGTCGAGGCAGCGCGGGAACGAGAGACCACGGGCGAGGTGGATCCGAGGTGATCTGGTACCTTCGAAACGGCACCTTCAACCAGAGCAGGTTCACCTATCTTGGCTGTAGATGGTTGGCCCGCCAGCCTGGTCAAGGGGCCATCCTGTGGGGCTCTAACAAGGGCGGCTCTGCAGATCACGAGATAAATCACCAGAGGCCGCCGGGCTCTGTGCTTCTGCATTCCCATGGCAAGGCAGTGAATGAACCATGGTCCGGCGGTTCTGCATTGGCCGTGTGGACCCACGAGAAGGCATTGGAGAAATTCTCTCCCTATATCAATCGTGCAGAAAACGTGCTTGTCCTCGAGTGGGTTCCTGGGGAGCTGGAGGCGTGGTTCCTCCGGAATGGAGCCAAGGACTTCTGCACCAACGAGCAAATGAGGAGGCTCCTATGACAGCTACGCCCGAGAGGCTGCAGTACAAGAAGATGCGGCAGAGTGAGCGGCCGGACCGGGCGGTGGACCAGGGGACTTCCCTCTACATGATCACCGTAGACGAGGGGTGGCGGACATGGATCCTGTGCACGGACATGTACGAGTGGGCGGCTGACCAGCTCATTCGTATTCTCGAGGAGGTGGGGGTGACGTGGCCGCGATGAGCACTCAGAACCTGCCGTTTGACCCGCCGGTGGAGGTGCAGACCGGGCAGCAGTACGTGGTCGGTATCGACATGAACGGGCAGCCGTTCGCTACGCCGGTACAGCATGCCGTGCTGACTTCGTTCAGTGCGGCTGGCACGCTGCACAGCGTGCTCCTGCAAGGACTACCGCTGGGCGCGCAGGCGGTAGACTACCGGTATGGGATGGACACCTAGACGCACGACTGGCGCGCAGGGGTCGGCGGAGGAAGTGCCCTCCCCGGCCCCTCGGCGCAGGCCCCGACGCCCCCGAGAGGCTCCACTCGGACCGATAGAGGCACAACCGGCCCGGCCACCCGCAGGCAAGAACAACACGGTGGCCGGGTTCGACCGCGACCGCAGACCACGAACAGTGTCGGTTCAGCTGGGGAAACGCTGGTCGGCTATCGTCCAGGACATAAAGAACGGTGAGTACACCTGGGCGGAGTTCACGGAGGGACTGGACGAAGAAGAGCTGGCGCGCGGGCAGCTTAAGTCTGACGATGGTGGGTTTCGGGGTCGGCCGCCTGCGCTGGTGCCGCGCGAGTTCCACCTAGCCTGCCAGCGCGAGCTCAAGCGTCGCTTCCAGGAGCTGTTCGATAAGGACGTCATCACGGTGGCCAAGCAGTACCTGGCCATGGCGCAGAGCCGGGACCTGAAGCCGGAGACGCGCGCCAAGATGCTTCAGTACGCCATGGAGCGGGTGTTCGGCGGCATCCCCAAGGACATCACCATCAAGCAGGAAGCGCCTTGGGAGCAGATGATAGTCAACGTGATGGGCTCGGACACGGACACCGGCGTGCCCGAACACCTGCGGCGTCGCTACGCGGGCTACGCGGAGCGTCAGGGAATGGACCGCCCTGAGGAGGATTGATCTTGGTATCGTGGAACGCATGAGTCACTACATCTCAGGAGAAGGTATCATGGGCTATCAGTACGTTCCGGCCAAGACGAACCACCTGCTGCACTGGATCCTGTGCCTGTTCACGCTGGGCCTGTGGTTCCCGGTGTACATCCTCGTGGCCCTGCACAACCACGGGCGCATGGTGCTGAAGCAGCTCCCGGATGCATCGCCCCTGACGCCGGGGTATCACTACTCGTCGGGTCAGTGGTCGCCGTACCATCCACCGCAGAAATGAGGTAGCAATGGCACGCGGAGACAACAGCATCAAGTGCCCGCGCGTATACCGCGCGCTGAAGCGGAAGGGCTACAGCAAGACGAAGGCTGCTAAGATTAGCAACGGCCTACGTCGGAAGCGTGGGCACTGCTAAGCTGAAGAGTGAAGCTCGACCTCGGTGTCGGACAGTGTCCTGGCGCGCGTTGAATCGGTACGTGACGGTTACGCGGTCAGTCGGGCTAAGTCGGCCGGGGTCGAGCTTTTTGACGATAGGAGACCGATGCTACGCCTTAACAAGTCGACCGTACAGGCTCTTATTCGGGAGGCTGCTGCCCAGCCCCAACAGGAGGTCTGCGGGCTCGTGTGGGCTAATGAGGGGCTGCGCGCGCAGACGGTGCACCCCCTGCCCAACATTCACCCAGAGCCGACCAAGTACTACCGGACGGCACCGAGGGACGTCCGGCGCGCGTTCGACATGATGGACGAGCAGGGCGGCAAGCCGCTCGCCTGGTACCACTCGCACCCGGGCGGCAAGTCGGACCCGAGCGAGGAGGACATGCGCGGCGCGTTCAACACCGGCATGTATTACCTCATCGTGTACCCGGAGTTCACCGACATCACGGCCGGGCTCGGGCAGGTCATCGGTCGGGCCGCGCAGTGGCAGCTCAGCGCGTGGGAGTGCGTGGACACGGGGGTGCTGGTCAGCGCGGAATACGTGGTGACGCCGTGAAGATCATCTTGTGCGTCATCGCTGGCATAGTGGTCGGCATCTTCGGCACGATGTGCTGGCTGGCCTGGTACTTCCGAAACACGTTCCGATGAGGTGTCGATGCGGGCGCGCGACGGACAAACGCGGGAAGACGTGCTGCAAGATGTGTTGGCTGGGGTACAGCGGGCACAGTCATCTGTGCAGGAGGAGGCCGCAGTGAAGACGGCCAACCTGAGCAAGGTGAAGCTGTGGCGGGAGCTCAAGTATCAGCCCAACCTCGCTCAGCGCAAGGTGCACCGTTCCCGGACGAGACACCGGGTCAACTGCGCCGGGCGGCGTACCGGCAAGTCGGTCGCAGGCGGTCGGGAGCTCATGCCGTGGGCCATCAGTGCGCGCGCTATGAAGCCCATCCTAGACGACCTGGGTATCCGGGCGGAGTACTGGATCGTTGGTCCGAACTACACGGACAGTGAGAAGGAGTTCCGGGTCTTCTACAACGACTGCCGTCGCAAGGGCATGCCGTTCGACAAGCCGGGCACGTACTACGACCCCAAGGGAAACATGAGCGTGAGCCTGTGGGAGGGCGCGTTCATCCTGCACGCTAAGAGTGGCGCGCACCCAGAGTCCCTGGTCGGGGAAGGTCTGCACGGCGTCATCATGAGCGAGGCAGCAAAGCTCAAGGAGTCGGTCTGGCAGCGGTTCATCCGACCCACCCTGGCCGACTTCGTGGGCGAGAGCGTGTGGAACACCACCCCGGAGGGTAAGAACTGGTTCTACGACATCTATCAGGCGGGGCAGGACCCGCGCCAGTCGGAGTGGGCTAGCTGGCGGCATCCTTCCTGGGTCAACACCGCCGTCTTCCGTAAGTACACCACGGCAGAAGACGTCGAGGTGATGAAGAAGCTGCTGGAGCACGGTTCGGACGTTGAAGATGCCACGCTAGGCGCACTGAACGTTGACCCGGAAATCATCGCAATGGCACGAGACTTGACGCCGGAAGCCTTCTCCCAGGAAGTCGAGGCCAGCTTCAGCGAGCACGTCGGTCGGGTCTTCAAGGCATGGGACGAGGACAAGCACGTCACGGACCTGCCGTACAATCCGCAGTGGCCGTTGTACATAGCCACCGACTACGGCTACACGGACCCGAACGTGGCGCTGTTCATTCAGCCTGGGCCGCACGGTGAGATCAACGTCATAGCCGAGTACTACCGCACGCACCGCACGGCCGAGGAGTTCGCCATCGACGTGCTGAACGACGGGCGGCTCTCGTGGCTGGTGCGCAATGCGAAGGGTATCTACCCGGAGCCCGCTGACCCGGGGGCGACGGCCACGCTGTGCGAGCACTGGCGACTCCCGGCCTTCGGCGGTACGCAGTCCCAGATCAAACCGCGTATCGAGGCCATCGAGCAGAAGCTGAAGCACCGGAACCCGCACCTGCCGTGGAAGCACGATGAGCGGGTGCCGTGGCTGCGCTTCGACCGCTCCTGTACGCACGGCCGGTACGAGATGGATGCCTACAAGTGGCCGGAGAAGCGCAAGCGGATGGGGCCCAACGGTACTGAGGTGCCGGAGGACAAGGACAACCACGTCCCGGAGGCGCTCGGCCGCTTCTTCGCCGGACACGGGCTCATCACCAGCCAGTCGCCGCGCATGTCGGACGCGCTGGGCAGGGCCGGACGCACGGCTCGGCCGCGCCGGTACGCCCGCCGGTAGAATGCCCGCAGCGGCCATGTCGTGCCGCCGTGTAGAGGAGGAAGCGTGGCGACGCAATATCCGGCTTTCAGCAAGTGGTCCAGTGCTCAGCAGTTCGTGAAGAATCTGCCCGGATGGGTGCCGCCGGACCACCAACTGCGCATTGCGGCGTACCAGGTATACCGGGAGATCTACTGGTCGCACATCGCGAGCGACTACAAGGTGATGAACCGGGGCCTGGACGCGGAAGACATGCCGCTGTACGTGCCGAGCAGCCGGGTGGTGGTCGATACGCTCAACCGCTACGTCGGACCCAAGCTGACCTTCCAGACCGAGAGCAGCACCGGGAATGAGAACACTCAGCTGGAGGCGAAAAAGGCTTTCACGGACCTGTTCACCCGGGAGCGATTCAACAGCCGGTACGCCGCCGCCAAGCGCGATGGCATCATCGAAGGTGACTGGGGCTGGCACATCACGGCGGACGCCACCAAGCCTGCGGGACAGCGCCTCAGCCTCGTACCGTTCAAGGCGCAGAGCTACTTCCCGGTTTACGAGGACGAGACGGTCGAGGGCGGGGACCCGGACAAACTCGTCATGGTGGTGCTGGCCGAACTGGTCGTGGTAGGTGAGGACCAGCGCGTCCGCACGCAGCGCTACATCCGCCAGGAGAACGGGCAGATTCAGTCCGTTGTCGACCTGTGGGAGCCGGACAAGTGGTTCCTGTGGCGGTTCGACGACGACGCGGCAGAACCGGTGGCCAACGTTGTCCCCGCCTCCCTCCTTCCTCCGCAGATAACGGCCTTCCCGGTGTACCACATCCCGCACCGCCCAGAGACCGGGGAAGTGTTCGGTACCAGCCCCATGCGCGGCCTCGAGGTGCTGCAAGCCGGGCTGAACCAGGGCATGACAGACGAGGACTTGGCGCTCGCGCTCATGGGGCTTGGTGTGTACGCCACTGACGAGGCCGGGAGCCCTCGAGACGCACAGGGCAATCTCACCACCTGGGCCATCTACCCGGGCGCGGTCATCGAAAACAGCAAGGGCCTGCGCAAGGTCGAGGGGCTGACGGGGCTTCAGCCGTACACCGAACACCTCGGCCGTCTCGAGGGCTACATGGCTGACGCTACCGGAGCCACCGACGCGGCGCGCGGGCGTATCGAGGTCACTGAGGCCGAGAGCGGTATCGCCTTGCAGCTCCGGCTCGGGCCCACCCTCAGCTTGGCCGAGGAGCAGGACCAGATCATCCTGGATGTGCACGCCCAGATGTTCTACGACCTGGTGCAGATGTGGTTCCCGGCCTTCGAGGGCATGAACTTCACCGACGTCACGGTGTTACCGGCGCTCGGGGACAAACTCCCGGTGAACCGCAAGGCCGAGGTGGACATGGTCAACAGCCTGGTCCTCACGCACATCCTCAGCGCAGGCAGTGCCCGGCAGTACCTGGAGAAGAAGGGCTTCACCGGAGTGTTCGATCCGCGAGAGGGAGACCTCGTGCTGGCCGAGATTACAGCGGAGGCAGCGGCTGCCGGGGGCGACACCTCCCTCGAGGATCGTGCGGCGCAGGAGCAAGCGGGCCAGAACCCGGACGATGGCGGCCTGGACGCAGGGCCGCAGGAATGAGCTGGGCGGGCCAGGAGGCGAACGCCCAGGTGGCACGTTCCCTCGAGGAATGGGTCAGTTCTCTTCCTTTCGAAGGCGGGGGCGATGTCGGAGTGCTCGGAGACTGGCTGGCCATCGTATGCATGGTCAGCGTGGACAGCGAGGGCGATCCCCGCGCGGAGTACTACCTCTGCATGAAGGACGGCTCTCTCCTGCCGCACGTGGCAGAGGGCCTGCTGGCCGTGGCGGAGCAAAAGGTGACCGAGGCGTGGGAGGGCGAGTGATATGGCCCAGCCTATTCCGCGCAACCAGCCGCTACTCGACGTGCTGGCGCAATATGGCATCACCAAGAAGGAGCTAGACGACATCTTGACCGATGGTGCTCAAGAGGCCGAACGGCTCATCCCCAAGCTCATAGAACAGCACACCACTGGCGGCACCGTGAAGGCGGCGCAATTAGCCCTCGTACTGCGCGAGCTGAAGGTGGCGCAATCGGCTCTGTGGGGCGATCTGGGGCGCGTAACCCGCTCGGGGGTGGAGACGGGCTACCTTCGGGCGGCAGAGGCGGCACAGGATGTTCTACTGTCGACGTTCACGAAGGCTGGCGCTAACCCGGCCCCGTTCCTGGCCGCCTGGAGGCAGCAGGCCAAGCAGGGCATCGTGGCGGTGCTGGCCAAGAGCAAGAACGGCATCCCACTCAGTCGCGCGGTGTACAAGAGCCAGGCGCTTGCCACCGGGCTGGTGGACCGTACTGTCAAGCGGGGTCTCCTCCTGGGCAACAACGCCAAGGCCATCGCCAAGTCTGTCAAAGACCTCATCCTGCCGGACGTGGCCGGTGGGGTCAGCTATGCCGCGCATCGACTGGCCCGAACGGAGATCAACCATGCCTATCAGACCAGTCAGGCCGAGCGATATGCCGACGAGCCTTGGACAACGGGCATGCGGTGGAACCTTTCTCGCAGCCATCCGAAGCCAGACGAGTGCAACACATATGCTCAGCAGGATATTCACGGCCTGGGACACGGGGTGTACCCCGTCGGTCAGCGACCGCGTAGTCACCCCAACTGCCTCTGCTACCAAACGCCCGAGCAGCTAGGCGAGGACGAGTTCATCGAGAACTTCCTGGCCGGAGAATACAACGCGTACCTCGACGAGAAGGTGTACACACACGCCCCCGCGAGCGAGCTGCTATGCCCATAAGCCCGGAGCTCGAAGCCGCCATCTCCGAGCTGGCGCGCGTGACCGTACGGACAGGGGCAGACCCGGCCAAGATGCTGCTGGCCATTCAGGCGGCGGCCACCTACCGCGACAAGGTCTGGCCGCACCTGACGCCACACCAGCGCTACGTGGTGCTCAGCAAGCTCCGCAAGGCTCGGGAGCGGAACCGGAGGCTGGCTCGTGGCTTATAGCTACGTCGACCCGTATAAGGGCACCGAAGAGGAGACCTGCTCGGTCTCCTTCAAGGCGCAGCAGGAGATGGGCGCACACAGCACCGGCAGTCCGCAGACGGAGGCCGAGTTCAACAAGAGCAAGCTGCTGGGCGAGTGGGGCGTCATCGTTGCCAAGGTCGAGAAAGGAGAGATACCTAGCGGCACCAAGGTTCTCGCCTATACCGCCATCAACCACGATGGGCGCGGCTATGTCGTAACCTCCGGCAATAAGATGAAAGCCGTGGTGTACGGGGCAACTGGTAACCGGCTGGAGGTCCCAAATTACCAGCCGAGCAACGGCGCGGCTTGGATCAAGAGCGCTCATCTTAAGACCAGCATCCCGCATGCCAAGGAGAGTCCGGCCTCCCCCACTCCTTCCTCCGCAGTCAGCGCAGGCAGTGACTCCGTTGGGAGCATGAGTCACGAAGACGTGGCCGCGATGTTCGTTAAGATCAAGGATGACCTGGCGAAGGAGAAGGGGGTGGGCATTCAGGGTGCCAACCCTGAGTTGGACAAACTGGTGTACGCGAAGATTGGCGAGGCTACCGGCTACACCGGTGATGAGGTCAAGGCCAAGATTGATGCGTACAAGGCCGATGGCAATAAGCTAAGTGCGCTGAAGAAGAAGGTCGTCTCCGGTAAGTACAAGGTCCCGGAGGGTAAGCCCGCTCCGGTCAAGCAGACCGCTCCGAACAGCCCACTGACCAAGCCGCAGGTGAAGGCGACCAGCGCCGACCCCAAGCCGAACGGGGTTCCGACGACGGCTACGCCGAAGGTGACCAAGGAGATAAAGACCGAGGTGGCTGCGGCGGTGGCTGCTGCTCCTGCTAAGCATTACAGCGATGAGGACGTGGCCAGCGCGTACATCATTGCCAAGGACAAGATAGTTGCGGCCAGCAATGGTAAGTGGACGCTGTACACCAAGGACCCGGACCTGGATCAGGCCATCGCTATCGAGGTGGGGCTGAAGACCGGCGGGCTGAACCCGGCAAAGCAGAAGCAGGCTATTGCCAACTATCTGGCCAGTGGTAAGAAGCTGAGCACCCTTAAGAAGCAGCTCGCCAAGCAGGGCGCGTTCCAGCCGCAAGCGGACACGCTCAAGAAGAGCGGTGCGGCTAAGACTCTCGAGGATAAGAAGAAGGACGTCGAGGCCAAGGCGGAAGCTGGCTACACGCCTGCGCCCACCCCGGCCACTTCGGTGGGCAAGACGGTGTCTTCTCCCAAGCCGGTACTGTCGGACTTCAAGAACAACGGCGGCGTCACGGCGTGGAAGAAGGCTGTCGATGATTGGAACGCAGCCAACGGTAAGTTCGAGACCCCGCTAGCCGACACCGGCAAGGCTGTTCCGAAAGCGGTGGTCGCAGAGGCGGCGCAGTCCGGCGAGGTGTCCGGTATAGAGGACACCACTAAGCAGTCGATCTTCAGCAAGTTCAAATCCACCGGTTTTCAGTCGTATCTCAGCAGCCCCTCCGGTTCTAACTATGACGGCCTGGTAAATGTCCAGCTCCAGATGAAGGAGTTCGGCCATGATCTCAGCCTGCTGCAATTGCTGCGGGTCATCGACGAAGAGGGTGCCAAAAAAGCAGGCGTCGAAAACGGCCATCTGTTCGAGAAGAAGGTAGCTACCTGGCTCACAACGCCCGAGGGCACCGCGCACATCAAGATCAAAGAAGCCGAGAAGGCCAAGCTCGCCGAGCAGATAAAGAAGAAGGCGGAGGCTGAGAAGCTAGCCAAGGAGCTCGAGGCTAACCAGCCACCGCTCCCGGCTGATAGTGCGCTGTTCCAGGAGATGACACCGACCAAGGCGCTGGACCTGCAACAGCGCATGCTCAAGGCCAAGCCGTTCGGTCCCGGAGAGTTCCAGGGTATCCGGCACTATACCGGTAGCGCCTATACCGAGATGAACGGGCATCTGCGCGGGATCAGGAAGGCCACCGGGACAGATCTCTCGGCCATCTCGCAGGCTCAGCGCGGAATGCGGCCCAGCCCGGAGCACATCCTCGTACGCCGAGGCACTGGGGCTAATCAGTTCATTCAGCTAGGAGTGGATCGCGGGGAAACCAACCTGCTGTGGGGTCTCACCGGAAAGACCTTCGAAGACAAGGGCTTCCTCAGCACCAGCGCTGCTGGTCGGGCCGCGTTCGGCGGCGAGGTAGCGCTGGAGATCGAATGCCCGCCCGGCACTCCGATGATGTACGTGGACAAACTGAAGAACGAAGACGGTAGCATCGCGCCGTTCTCCAAGCACCCCGGTGAGAACGAGATGCTGCTCGGAACTGGTCTGAACTACAAGATTCTCAACGTTCGTAAAGAGGGGAACACCTTCGTCATGCGTATGCGTGTCGTGGGCTGGCCCGGGAAGGCGTAGCAATGGCAGACAAGCCGAAGACAGCTCTTACCGACAACGAGAACGTGTTGATGGTGGAGGTAACCCCGCCCGAAGAGCAGGGCATGAGCCCGGAGGACGCTTACCGACATCTGGCCGGTATGCCACCCGCGCCGGTAGAAGTGGAGGCCGAAGAGTGACCACACAATACGACATCTGCATCCCGCAGGCCGATACCTATCAGCTAGTGGTGGACATTGTCGACGGGCCGGAAACGCTCGGTGGCTACGGCGGAGAGATGCAAATCCGCAAGACCAAGAGCAGCGAAGAAGTGCTGGCCGAAATGGATCCGAGCTGGTTCACGGTGGACACAGTCAACCGCCAGCTAGTACTCGAGATCCCCTCGGACGAAACTGCCGTATACGATTGGGTCGGTACGGCGGTATACGACCTGCACCTGGTCGGCACCGATCGGTTTCGACTGATCGAGGGCAAGGCACGTCTCGACAAGGTAGTTACGAGGGAAGGCTAGGGAAGATGGTTGTTGCTGCAAGCGACATCAAGATCAGGTACAGCGTCACAACCGGTTCGGCCGGTAACAGTACGGCAGGCACCCGGGCGGGCAGCCTCGGTAAGTACATGTCCACCACGGACGTGGCGAACCCGCCCAACGCCTACTTCGACGACGTCAGCAGCTCGGAGGCTAGCGCCGGAGACACTGAGTACTCGTGCGTGTTCGTCTACAACAGCCACGCCACGGACAGCGCGCTGAATGTCGGCGTGCAGGTGGTCAGCGAGGTGGCGGGCGGTGGTACCACGACGGCCGCCCTGGACAACATAGCCACGAGCTCGGCCGGTTCGGCCAGCGCGCAGGCGGCGCAGGTGGCCGACGAGAACACTGCCCCGAGCGGTGTCGGTACCTTCGGCACGAGCCTGCTCAGTATCGGCACGCTGCTGGCCGGGCAGTGCAAGGCGGTGTGGCTCAAGCGCACCGTGGCGGCCAGCACGGCGGCCATCGTCGGCGACGGCTTCACCCTGCGGGTGACCGGGGATGGCTAATATCAACACGTCGGAGGCCAGCATCCACACTGGGTGCTGGTTCGCCCTGAAGGGCGGTACCTTCGTGCTCACCTCTGCGGAGGCGGACGGGGGGGATGTGCGTATGGTCTTCAACGACGTGGCGGAGGTACTCCCGCAGCGGGAGAGCCTGGTCACCAAGGAAGGCCTCGACACCACGCTGTGGAACCTGACACAGTGCAACAACACCACACAGCACTGGCCGCAGGTCTAGAGGGGCAGCCCGATGGTTGATGAGAATCTGTTCACCTCGCAGACGCCAAGTAGTTTCTTCTTCGATGCGAACGGCATCAGCTTCGGGCTGGCCATGCGGTTTGTCAAAGACGGTGTGGTCAAAGGCATCAAGTTCTACGCCCATACGAGTCTGACCGGCGGCACCTATACCGCTCAGCTATACACCATGACCACCCAGGACAGTGGCTCGGACGACCCCGGCGGTGGTACAGGCACGGCGGTAAGCGGCGCGAGCGGTACCTTTGGCACTCTGACCGCAGGTACCTGGAATACCGTCACGTTCGCCGCCCCCGTAGCGGTCACCAAGGACACCGTCTATGTACCCGCCGTGTTCAGCAGTGTCGGTCGCTACGCCTCCAGCTCTGGCATCCTGAATACGGACTTGACCAATGGCAACATCGTTGGCATCGCTCACAACAGCACCTACGCCGGGATGCTGGTACGCAATGGGCGGTATAACTATGCCGGTAGCATCAGCTATCCCAACGACCACTTTTCGAGCGAGGTCTACTTCGTCGACGTGGTCTATGAGGCCAACGCTAGCGGCACCCCGTTCACGAAGGATGCTACCGAGACGTATCGCGTCTTCAACTCGTTCACAAAGAACGGTTCTGAGACGTATCGGGTGGTCAATGCGTTCACCAAGAACGCTAGTGAGACGTATCGGGTCGTCAACGCCCTCACCAAGAATGCGGCGGAGTCTTACCGAGTCCTGAACGGGTTTACCAAAGACGGCCCCGATACGTACCGGGTGCTGAACGCTTTTACCAAGAACGCGGCAGAAACGTACCGAGTAACCAACGGCTTCACGAAGGATTCGGCGGAGCAGTACCGAGTAACCAACGGCCTAACCAAGGACGTTGTCGAGCAGTACCGCGTCACCAATGCCTTCACGAAGAACGCCTCGGAGACCTACAACGTTCTCTCGGGTACTACCTTCCAAAAGGACGCGCCCGAGACGTATCGGGTGCTGAATGGCTGGACGGCGAACTTCGGTGAGACTTATCGAGTACTGAATACCTGGACCAAAGACGGCCCGGAAAGCTACCGCGTCCTAAATTCCTGGACGAAGAATAATAGCGAAACCTACCGGGTCACCAACGCGTTCACGAAGGACGCTTCCGAGCTGTACACCATCCTGAGCGGTACTGGCTTCGTGAAGGACGTAGCCGACTCGTGGCGCATCTACAACGCCTTCACCAAGAATGCCACGGAGCAGTACCGCGTGTTCGCTACGTGGGTGGTCAACGGGTCGGAACAGTACCGAATCCTGAACGGGTGGCAGGTTGACCGGCTGGACTCTTGGCGAGTTCTCAATGGCCTGGTGGTCAATTATCTCGAGAGATACAACATCTCGAGTGAAACTCCCTCCCTCCCTCTCCCCGCAGATGTGACGGCGGTATTGACCGAGCATGTTCGGGCAATTCTGACCGCTCAGAGGGCAACTGCGCGCCTCTAGAGCCGTACCCTGGATAGATGGCCAGCTCCGGTATGCTGGCCGTAGCGATGGCACGGCGCGGCCACCCCTTCGGGCACAGTGCGGTCCCTTTCAACAGGAGAATAGACCGAAATGACGAACACCCAGAACGACGTACTGCGGGTCACCACCGAGTCCCAGAAGAGCGGATTCGACCTCGCGCCACTGTTCACGTGGCAGGGTCGGAACGTCTACCCGATCTTCGGGGCCGAAGGCGAGGAGGGTGGCGAAGGCGAGCCGAACGGAGAGTCGGACGACGACGACACCACCGAAACTGGGGAAGACGGGGAAGACGGCGGTACGGGCCAGGTATCTCGTGAGGATTTCGACAAACTTCGGAGGCAGCTCAGTGCGGCCGACAAAGGTCGGAGCGCTGCCGAGAAGCGCCTGAAGGAGATCGACGACGCCAATAAGGACGAGCTCACCAAGGCGACGGAGCGCGCCGAGGAGCTCACCAAGCAGAACGCGAAGCAGGCTGAGGAGATTGCTGGTCTTCGGTTGCAGAACGCGTTCCTTTCGGCGGACACGAAAATCACCTGGCACGACCCGGCCGACGCTCTCGCTCTGGCGGAGCGGCAGGGTTACCTCGCTGAGGTGATCGGCGAAGACGGCAAGGTCGACACGGGCAAGCTGAAGACCAAGCTCACCGAGCTGGCCAAGGCGAAGCCGCACCTCGTCAAGGACGACGGTGGCAGGAAAGAGGAGACCCCCAAGGCTCCGACCGGTCAGAAGATCGGTAGCAAGGTGAACGGGAAGACGGGCGACGACAAGGTCCCCTCCCGTTACGACAAGTACCTGAATCGATAGGGGAGGGAGTGTCATCGCATGGCTCGTTTCGATAAAGTCGAGCCGCTCAGCGGGAGTTTCCGAGCACCGCTGAACGCTGACTGGTCGAGCGCGGACCTGAACAAGGTCGTGCCGGTCAGCCTGAACACCAGCGGCAAGATCATCAAGGGCACTGGCGGACAGACAGGCTTCATCGGTATCGTCTGCATCACCGGTACCCAGGTCGGCAGCATCTGGCAGGGCAACAAGTTCGCCAACGACGTGGTCGACGTCATGCAGGACGGCGAGGTCGTCGAGCTGACCGGCCTCATCGCGGGCCAGCGGTACTTCGCGGCGGCGGACGGCAACAGCCTCGTCCCGGCGTCGGGCACCATCACCGGTCTCCAGATGGTCGGCTGGACCGTCGAGGCCACTCGCATGATCATCCGGTGCCAGACCGGCAAGAACATCACCTGAGAGGAGGACCCCTGACATGACCACGCTCACCATTCCGGGTACCGGCCGACTGGTCCTCCCGGGCAGCATGATCGACCCGGCTCGTCGGGTGCGCGGTGCCATCAACCTGATGATGGACCCCGGTTTCCGCCGGGAGCTCGGTCTCGAGGTCGCCCCCTTCGGCGGCACGCAGCCGCAAGGTTTCAACGCCGAATCCGATGTCATCCGGACCACCACGGACGGCATCAGCACCACCGAGCTGTTCAACGAGTTCACGCGGGTTCTGACCCTGCTGCGCAACCAGCGCCAGCCTCTCGTCGACCTGCTCACGTACACCGTCACCAACCCGTACGAGCGCATCCCGCAGGCGGGCAGTACGGCCACCTTCGAGAAGGCCTCCGAGTACGGCGTCCCGGTCGGTATCCGGCCCGGCGTCACGTACTACAGCCTGGGCTTCGCGTTCGACTGGTACGACACCGGCGCGCGGTACACCTGGAAGTTCCTCGCCGAAGCCAGCGCCGAGCAGGTGCGCAGCGTCTTCGACATGGTGCTCGAAGGCGACCAGCGCCTCGTGTTCCTCGAGGTCATGCGGACGCTGTACCGCAACACGAACCGGCTCGCGGTCATCAACAACGAGCAGTTCAACGTGTACACGTTCTACAACGCGGACGGCACCGTCCCGCCGACGTACACCACGAACACGTTCACCGGCAGCCACACGCACTTCGTGACCAGCGGCGCGGCCACCATCAACAGCGGTGACCTCGACGAGGCCCAGGACGATCTGGCGTCTCACGGATACAGCGTGGCCAACGGGTACGTCATCCTGCACCTGGTCAACAAGCAGGAGTCGGCCACCATCCGCACCTTCAAGAGCATCTACAACGGTGGCACCAGCCGCTGGGACTTCATACCGGCGCAGGGCACGCCGAATTTCCTGCTCCCGGTGCAGCTCCAGACGAACCAGAACGGCGTTCCCCAGCCGCCCTCCACCTACCGGGGCTTCAAGGTTCTCGGTCAGTACGGCGACGGCCTGATCCTGGAGAACGACTACTTCCCGGCCGGGTACGTGGTCACCAGCGCCACCGGTGGCCCGGAGAACCTCCAGAACCCCGTCGGCATCCGGGAGCACGCGCGCCCGGACCTTCGGGGCCTGCGGATGGTCAAGACCCGGCAGGACGACTACCCGCTGCAGGACTCGTACTGGCAGCGCGGTTTCGGGACCGGCGTCCGGCAGCGTGGCGGCACGTACGTCATGCAGATCACCTCGAGCGGTTCCTACACCGTTCCGTCGCAGTACGCCTAGCCGGAGCGCGGGGAGCGCTAGTTCTTTCGGTCGCTGGCCCTCCCCGCTCTCCCTTCTGCAGCAAGGAGGGCAGTAGCCATCGCACGCGAGATCAATTGGGACGAAGAGATCGGCGACGAGGACCGCGCTTGGATCGAGCAGCGCCTCGACGCCCCGGCCGGTAACAACATGACCATGGGCCAGCGTCTCCGGGCCAACGACGAGAAGTACGGCCGGGAAGCCAAGCAGGCCAGCATGAGCCGCGAGGAGCGTATCTCGGAGCTGCGCACCCAGATGGCCGACGCTCAGAACGAGATAGAGAGGCTGGAGCGGGAGCAGGCCGAGGAGGCTAACCCGAACGTGGCCGTGACCGGTGACCCAGCCATCGGCCTGATCCGGGACAACACCGGCGTCGACGGTCAGCCGCCCGAGGGCGCGCCGGATACCACGCCGGACTACTCCGACGAGAAGTACTGGACGGTGGCCCGTCTCCAGGAGGAGATCGACAGCCGCAACGTCGACCGCAAGGCCGCCAACCTGGACGCCATCCCGCGTACCGGTAAGCGTGCCGAGCTGGTCGAGCGTCTCCAGCAGGACGACAAGGAGCTCGAGGAGTCGGAGGACTGATGGCCACCGAGGGGCAGATCCTGACGCTGCGGCAGATGGTGAACGAGGACGACGAGTGCGGCGGCTGGGACGACGAGAAACTGGCGGCTGCCATCGACGGCACGGACACTCTGAACGCCGCCGCAGCTCAGGTCTGGTACCTCAAGGCCGGTCAGTACGCCTCCCTGGTCGACGTGAGCGAGAGCGGCTCCAGCCGCAAGCTCAGCGATCTGCGCAAGAACGCCACCGAAATGGGCGAGCTGTATGCCGGGATAGATGCCGGAGCGATCGACACGACCACCGGTCCCGTTATCCAGCGCATTCGGAGGACGGTGGCGTAATGCCCATCCAGTCGGCCGAGGTACGAGCCCAGCGCATGATCACCAAGGCGTTCATCGATGCGGACAGCCTGGAAGTGGTGCTCTACCGCGCTGGAAAGCTGTCGGACGGGGCGGGCGGGGTCGTTGAAGGCTCTCCCTCCCCGCTCCCTCCGCAGGTACTGCGGCTCATCCCGCTAGCCGACGGTAGCGACGAGAGATTCACGGCCGACGGTAAGGCAGTACGACCGACGTACATGCTGCAAGGCATGTTCGACGCCGACATAGAGCGCTTCGATACGTTCACGCATCGCGGTAGCCGCTTCGAAGTGGTGTTCGTGAACGAGAATAGGCAGTACCAAGTGAAGGCGGAGGTGGTCTACCGTGGGCAGTAGCTTCACCTGGGACATCTCCAAGTTCAAGAGCCCGCGTCACATGGAGGAGAAGCTCCAGCGCGCGCTCTATGGTGTGGTCAAGTACTGGGACGGCCCCACGGAGCGATGGATGAAGCACAACGCTCCCTGGACGGACCGCACGACTAATGCGCGCAACGGCCTCTTCGCCATCGCGCAGAAGAGTCGGCGGGCCATCATGGAGGCCACCTTCGCCATCGTGCTGGGGCACTCGGTGGACTACGGGGTGTACCTCGAGGAGGGCACCGAGAACATGCGGGCCCAACCCATCATATGGCCTGCCATTGAACGCTTCGCGCCGAAGGTCATCGGCATGCTAACCAAGATAATGGACAGGATGGGCTAATGCGAGCAACCGTGCGCGATCTCATTCTGGCCAGTCCTGGTTTGGTCGGGGCAATTCCTGCCGAGAGATGGTATTCCCCCGGAGCCGTCCTCGATAACCCGACCAAGCCGTTCGCGGTGCTCCGTTGGCTCGCCCCCGTGGCCAGCGGAGCCCGTGGACGGTTTTTGCGACAACTTCGGGTGGACGTGCACGACACCCGGGGCAGTTATGTACGCATCGATCAGATTCTGGGTAACCCGGATACAGGGGTCGGAGTGTACGGGGTTCTCAGTTCCGTATTACAGCACACCGGGGTCGACGGGCGCATTACCGAGATGAACTACCTCGGGCACTCTG